TACCAAGAGCATGCTAAGAGCAATCACCTCCCCACCAACAAATCCTGACGACCTTGAAACAGCAAGAGATGATGCTTCACATAAATCTAAGGTTATTGAGTTACTAACACAGATCCGTGACCGAAGTGGTGGTGGCAATAATGATAATGATCCAAGTGACAATACCCCCACAGGAAGGGGTAGTCCGTTAGGTGTTTTAATTGGCCCTGCCGCAACTCTTGCGGTTTTATTAGGGGGATTAGCAGGTGCGGCTGTAGGTATCACAAAACCTCTTCGTATGATGGCAGGTGCTATTGGTAGACTTTTGAAATCGATGAGTCCTAAAGTGATTAAGGATTTCGCAACCAGCATTAAGACCTTTGCTATTGACATGGGCAAAAGAGCAAAGGATGCGTTCACTGCATTTGTTGCTACTGTTAGATCCACTGCCGGTATGATAGGTAATACAATCAAAAGTGTTATAGTAGAGAGTAAACTTGGACAAGCAGTCACTCGTGTTAAGGATGGTTTTAAATCACTTGCGGCACCGTTTCAAACTCTTGGACAGACTCTTGGTAAAGGAAAGGGGATGTTAAGTGGCATCATTCAACCGTTTCAGAAGTTTGGTGGATTTGCGAAATCATTTGCCTCAACTTTCGGTGCTGTCTTTAAAATCATAGGAAAAATATTTGCACCACTGTCTGCTATTGTCATCATAGGAAAAAATATTATCGGTGATTTGATGAGTGGTGACTTCGGATTTGGTACCATAAAAGAGATCATAGATGATCTTGTAAAGTTCTTTGTCACTGATCTACTTGACATGATCAAAGGTGCATTTTCTTGGATTGCTGGCAAATTAGGATTTGAAGGGATCGCAGAATCCTTGGACTCTTTCAGTTTCAGTGCATTATATCAGAAGTTATCTGACACCATCTCCGATACAATTGCTGGATTTTTCGACGCATTTAAAGATGAGGGTGGTAAATTAAATTTCGGAAAGATGATAGGATTTGTGCTTCAGAAATTTATCTCTGTAGTAACGGCGATCCCACGAGCAATATTGAGAGGAATTGCTTCTGCGGCAGAAGAATATCTTCCATCTTTTTTAAGTGCTAAAGTTGCAGATGGCCTTAAAGGGATGGAAAGCAAACTCGATAAGGCATTCGGTATTGATGCGGATATCAAGGGTGCTATTGAAGCACGTAAGTCGGCACGAGCAGAAGAACTGAACAGTGCAACTCAAGAGTCAGATGAATTAAAAAGAACTGCTGGTAACGTCACCATCATGGACAACTCTCAAAACAATACTGTCGCAGGTGGTGGGGGTGGTGGATCTCCGTCACTGGGAACGTCGTCTGCAACAGACGCACACGACCCAGCAACAAGTCACATATAAGAAAAAGGGGACTCGATGTCCCCTTATTTTTTACTTCAAGTGTGTTTCAATTTCAGTCATGATTCTTGACTTACTCCAAGACTTACGGACAACAATGCCCTTAGTCTCAGCAGTATCAATCAACTGTGCCTTAGACAAGTTGACCAAGTCTGGTTGACTTGGGTTGGTAGGTCTACCACCACCCGTAGTCTTTTCTGGTTTACTTGACACTGATCGGTAGATCAGACCAAGGGCAACCAGACCCGCAAGAATCAGAATAATCATGTTAGTGTCCATTGATTAGTCCTCCGCAGCCATCTGAGCAAAATAAGAAAGGGTGTCGTCTTCTTCTGCGGCAACCGCAGGAGTTGGTGCCGCAGCAGGTGCGGAGACAACAGTCGGTTCATCTGCAGTTGCGAAAGGTGCCACCTCTGCAGTTTGGGCAAGTGCTTCGTTCTTCAACGTTGCACCAGCACCAGTAGCAAGACCCAGTACAGTCTCCAGTTTTGCCTTAAGATCATCGTAAGACTTAAACCAGTTAGGGTCGTGTGCATTCGGATAATTAGGTACCACAAACTCATTCAGGTCGTAAAGAGTATTGTAGATTGCTTCAAGTTGTGTCTCATCGGCACCAGCAAGAGGAGAAGTTGACTTGAAGTCAGACTTATCGTAGTTACGATATCCAGCAACGTTGCGGATCTTTAACTCGAAATCTGCTCCACCCCAAAAATCAAATGGGTTGACAGGTTCTTCGCCTGGGAATTCTGGTTGCATCTGATCCATGATCTTGTCGAAGATCTTCTTGCCGAACTCGTAAATGAATACCTTGCCGTTGTTGGCAGGATTGGCAGGATCGTTGATGACTTGAATGTTAGTGACGTAGTGCAGACGACGCTTCTGTCGACGTGCTGTCTCTTTGTCCTCTTCAATGCCTGAGTTCCACAGACGTGAGTTTAACTCACCGACTGGATCATTCTGACCTAAAGTTGTAAGAGATCGTTCGATATACCACTGACCAGTTGGACCCTTGAATGCGTGATCCCAGTAACGTACCCACGGAAGATCTTGACCTTCAGTTGCTGGTAAGAAACGAATCACAGCGTAACCGTTACCCTGCTCATCAACAGTCGGTTTCCACTTTCGGTCGTCTTGGTATTTGTTGGTGTTAGAGACTTGACCAGATGCCTCGGTTGCGGCACTGACCAATTTTGAGATGTCCATAGATTTGGACTTTAGATTTGCAAAAGACATAATATGTACCTTGTATAAACTTAAATATAAACTAAAATATGAATCGCCTCTAGGGCATATGTATTTATACGTCTAACTGATTCTGTTTTGGCAGAAAGTTCAGTTGACGTGCCTCGTTCTCCAGATGTTCGACAATGGTCGGTGTCAGATATTTTTTGATATCCTCCAATTCCAGACCATTTTTCTCGCATAGGTGAACAATGCTGTCCATATAGGACATTTTGTTTTGATACACGAAAGATTCAATCATCTGAGAAAAAGACTTTTTTGTTAGAAATTTTTCCTCTGTGCTATCATCCATTGATTACCTCAACGTTGGAGACACTGTCCACACGGAAGGATCTCCAATCCTGTGAATCAATCGAATATGCTCGAACGACAGATCGATTAGCAGAGTTTACTTCCACACGAGATACCTTATCTCCAGAGAGTTCAGGCATATGTTCAGTAAGTAGTGTGCACGCCATGATGCGTTCCTCACCGTTCACCTTTGTGAAAGTAACTTCGAGAACATTCTTGCGTAGTTGGTCTACGATTTTATCATAATCAAAAAACGTCATAGTAGACCCCCTTAGAATCGATCGAAATCTTCGTCCTCTTCAGCAGACTCTTCAGGGTCTACATCTTGATGGACGTATTCAAGAAAGTCTTCACTCTGATCGAGAATAGCAATTGTATGCTCGAATGCTTCTAGAGTACGAATGACTGCTTTTCGAGTTTCGTCGTCTTCGGGTTTTTCACCGTGCTCCTTAACAAATAAATCAAGTGTGTCAAGGTAAGCACACCGCATATATTCACGAGTGATGAGTTCTACATCATCACGTGAGTACTGACCTAGATCGATCAGATTTTCAGGTTGTGGGATTGCCATTAATTCCATTCCTCTGAGTTTGTAGTAACCAAGTCTGACACATGACTTTCAATAAAACGATCAGTATCAGACCAACTAATGTTAGACTTATAATCTTGACGATCTAAAGTCTCAACTTCTTTTGCAAGTGCCATATTAGCACGTGCGATTTTGCCACGTTTCTGAATCTTAAGGGCAGCCTTACGAATCATTGCGTAACGTTCCTCTTTCGAGATTGCCATAATTATACCTCACTATGTATATGCTTGTCAAGTGCTTAAAACCCATTATTTGGATATAACCTATCCTCTGGGTAACCACGTTTCTTAACTTCTTTTTTACGATCGATGTGGGTAGATGGCCGATTGAACTTCGGAGCATTCTTTGCCACCGGATTCGATCGTCTGGTAGATTTCTTCTTCATAACGATATGCCTCCTCTTCCCAAGGTTGATCAGCATATCCGACATTGACGTACTCGACTCCATCGAAGATATGCTTATAAACAATACTGTGTCTTTGGTCACACCAAGTTAGTCCGATGTGAAGCAGTCGACCCGTAAGAATCTGAACTGCGTGAATTAGTTCATGTGCGATATGTACCTTTAGTTGAGTATCGTCGACATCGTTAGTTCGCAACCGGACATCGACACGATCCTCTGTCCCATCTGCCTCACCCGAAAAGACACCGATGTCATCGGCAAATGAGACCTTAATGTATCCACCCAAACGACCGATCCCAAGTGACTCCGCACAACGAAATACATAGTCTGAGATCTCGAAACTAGGAGAATCTTCGATGATAACGTTTTCAGCAATCATACATGTCCCTTAATGAATCGTTACGTCTGGAATGACTTCATCGAATCCTTGCAGAGAATCAATCTCCCCCTCGATTGCGTCACGAATCTCCGACTCACTCATACCCAGAGATTCCATACATTCAACCACGATCTCAGGCGAGATCATATCGTCGATCAACGAATCGAAGAGATCTCGAAGATACTCACCAACTTCACCACGAGCATACCATTCAGTCATTACTTAACCTCAACTACCTTGTTATCTTTAAACTCGACACCTTGGGGTCCAGTCAACTTACCAAGTAACCACCAGTCTTCTGCTTTCAGTTCTGGAGCATAGGTGTCCGAAGACTCCTCAGTAAACTCCATGTACTTACCAAGACGGTTGTACTTGTTGAGGTAGGTAACTGCCTCCTTGACGCACTCAAACTCCTTAGTGTCGAGTCGGTTGTTCAACTTAGGTTTTGCTGTAAACATTACTTCTCTCCTTTCATTTCGTGACGGTACTCTCTTTTCAACCACCACTTATACATTCCAAAATATTCTTTCGAGTCGTACATAGGGTTCCGACCTGTGAGACCCTCAATCTCTTCGCAGTGTTGGAACCACTTCTCATTACACCAATGACGGAAATTCATTATGCGTACCAACTTCGGTAGAAATCCTTACCTTCTTCGGCAGGACTTGCCATTCGCACATCGTCAATGTTGATGTACTTACCAGTGATTCTCTTCTTGAACTCACCACCAATGAACTCATCTTTGACGGGAACAACACGGTCACTCATGAAACCCTCAGAACCCTCAACAGAGGCAACCGCAATCTCACGCAGAGTGACAGTCGCACCCTTCTTAGCAACAACCTGATAGGCATCAATGTTGGTCTGTTCCCAACCCCAAGACGCAACGTAGATGTCACCTGCTTTGACACTCTCAAGGGCAGCTGCCTTGGCAACAGCACGGGCAATTTTGCGTTCTTCCTTGATCTTATCAGCACGTTCACAATCCACAAGGAACTGCTCGACGTGCTCGATCATGCGAGCAACACTACCGTAACGATAAGCAAACTCAGTCTTGTAACCCAGACGTGCACGTTTGCTAGGTCGTTGACACACTGCAGTGATCTTCTCTTCGTCGATGTTCAACTCAAGACCACGTGCTTTGTACTTTTCAATCAATGTCATCATAATCAATCTCTCCCAACTCAATTTACACAGGTATTATATCAAATTCTGGGATATTGTCAACACTTTTATATGACTTTTTTTTGGTAATTAGTCACAAATCTTCTGTTCAACAATCTGCATAGCACAGGGGTCTTTCGCAACAACATGCCACATCACAGTGTCCTTGTGTTGTCCGACGATAGTGATATCAAACTCTTCACCGTATATGTCGTATCCTTCGAAAGTCCACTCATAAAAGATGTTGGGTTCTCCCAGTCGATCGACCAATCGTTCATAAGACGCGTCGATGTATCCTTGCAACGTCATCCAAACTTCTCCATATCTCTAACTCCTCAACCAAAATAGACTCCTATTATACCTGATCTGCAAATAAACGCAAGAGTTTTCTTAGATTATTTTGTTATATGTAAGTTACTTTTTATAGGAGCACGTTTAACTGACCTCAACCATGCTACCGGATCTTTAGGTTTCGACGGGGTCACTCGCAGACCCTGCTCTTTAAAGTTTGCTTTAAGTATCGACGCCGTCTCACGACCAAGGAACCTCGACACCAACTTCAATAGAGTCTGTCGAAAGGTCACGTGATGGTGACTGTGCCCTGCACTGTGTGCCAGTTCGTGTAGGACGATGTACTTGTTAAAATCGAATGCTGGTGAGACCTCGATCCATGATCCATGTGACTTGCCCATGTATGCGGCACGACTGCCCATATTGCGTGACTGGACAACTCGCACCTTTCCATGATATCGAGATACCTTCTCCCACGTCTTGGATGCGGTTACTTGTTTTACAAACTTCTCTACGTCTTTGAATTCTTTGAGTGGACCGATCAACTCGGGGTGTTCGTTTTCAAGTTTCCATTCTGCATTGTAGGTCTTTCCTTTCTCACTATCCCGTTTCGGTAGAACTGTCTTTCGACGGTAGTAGTCGGAGTACTTGTGGGCCTGACTTGGGGTCAGACCCGCATTCACTGCTCTGCGATAAGCAGTCCGCATTATTTCTTCTTCCTTACCGTTTTCTTAACCGGAGTCTTCTTGGCAGTCACTTTCTTTTTCACTGGTGTCTTTCTTTTGACAGGTGCTTTCCTCTTAGGTGGTGCCCACTCCTTGGATAAGAACTCCTCAACTGATAGTCCACACTCACGAAGTGTTTTGTGGAATCTCTTTACGTCCAACATCTCCCACGAGTTGTTAATGAACGACCCGAAGTGATTGGTCACCTTCTCACCTAACTGAAAGTTCTCCTCAGTCTCCTTGTCGAAGATGTAACGCACCTTCTTGGTATAATTTAACTTAACGATTTTAGGCATAGGTCTCCTTATGCGATACCGTGAATGATACCGATTCGTTTCTGCTTGTTGACGTTAACCGTCACCGTTGAACCGACTGGTCGTATTTCATCGACCACGTCGTGGTACCGAAGTTCTTGAACTACTCGCTTACCATAATAGGTAAACTCAACCAAGTAGTTACGCCAAACATATTCAGGCATTTTAAACATTACGCAAGCCTCCATTCACCACCACGCTTTAATGGGGGAAGTAATAGTCCACGTTTTTTCAACTCTTGTTGAGCCCAACGGAACTGATAACCATCTTCTTGGTAAGGTAAATTTTTACGAAGGTACTCGCCGACTTGATTAGTAGTGGCACCACCACCATAAAACTCGACAGCCTCCAATACAGGTTCTAACAACTCATCACGACTTAACATTACGCAACTCCAAACAATTCATCAAAGGTCATTGGAACAACCAGTTCCAACTTCATCTGTTCCTCAATCTGGGGAACAGGCTTGGGAGACAAGAGGTTCTTGATCTCCGCAATGCGGCACCCGATCTCACGAGCAAAGGGATGGTCAGTACCCGCATCTTTTAGCAGGGCTTCCAACTCAACTTCTAACATGAACTTTTCCATTACGCACACTCCTCAACAATTGGTTTCGCAATCAGGTAGACACCCATCGCACTAGGGACATCACCGAAATAATACTCACTCGTGAGCAGTCTCCACTTCGCGAAGTACTTGACCTCAGAATCATCCGCACTATGGATTGGTGGGAACCAAACAGCAACCTGTTCACCACGATCACCAATGACCTCACCAAGGCGGGTTGTCCCACCAGAGTTGATTTGAACCGCACGATTTTTCAGATTTTCCATAACTCTCTCCACTCACTCAACACAGACATTATCTCATATGTTTCGAAAATACGCAAGAACTATTTTTGGTAATTTGTCACAATCCGATATATTCGTGAGAAAAACAATCTCTCTCTGCATGTTTCAACATGAGATCCTCACTGAATCCTCCGAAGCCGACACCCTGCTCGATTCTCTTAATGTAGTCATTGCGACCACCGATCTTGTTTTTTGATGTTGCTCTCCACTTGGGAGATGCTTCTCGGTACGCACCCAGTTTAGGATGCGCAACCTTGCTGAAGTACCTTTTACCCTGAGACAGAAGGATCTCACCGATCGACTCTGACAGTCTCACCCCAACACCCAACCCTTGGAAGTCTGGAAGCACCACTGTCCGGTGCTCTCTCCAAGCACGTTTAAGTGACCCACTGGGCATCGAGATTACACTAGAAAATCCGATAGGTCTGCCGTTCCAGATTGCGATCCAGCAGTGTGCACCCGAATTGATGTCTCCTGTGAGATAGTGATGTTCACGGAACATTGACCACGCCTCGACCCCGCAAGGTAAGACCTCCACCTCGATGTCGGGTCGCCGAAGTAACCTCCGATCTTCGCAAGTCTTCGTATCAGTGTCGAAGATCCAATCGGGTTCCAACCATTCGATAATATCGTAGTGGCACGATGCGAATACAAGGTTCTTAAGTCCCTTCCGTTTGACGTACTTGTTGATAGCAACCGAACAGGATCGAGCAACATTTCGATCGACGACTGAGGTGTACTCATCGATTACTGCACCATCACTCAACTGACGTGCGAGGTCTGCCCGAAATTTCTCACCATTGGATAGAACGTGATATGGTTTCAACCATGACGGAATCGAGTTGAACCCAACCGCAGAGAGTCGGTCTTCTGCATCTTCTGCATCCTCGAAGTGAGAGCAAACTGCCACGTCCGGATTCCACTCCCCTGGGGTCTCAGTCCCGAACTCACTCAGTAGGATAGACTTACCCGTACCCGATGGACCTACAATAAGACCGATGCCCCACTCATCTCCGATCGTTGATACTCGATCTATGGTGGGGATCTCGATAGGTTCAAAGGTAGACACTCCCGTGAATTCGTAGTCGAATGCTCGACTGATTTCGTCAGTAATGCTGTCTGTCCGTACTTGAGACGTTTTCATAAGACTAGAACAAATATTCCATCACAAGGGTCGGGATAATAAAAGCTACTATGACTAGAAACGGCATCATCTTTAACCTACGTTCGAACCGATCAGCAGCCGCATCCCATCGATCAAATGCCGCTTCTACTCTATCGAATGACTCGTTCAACTTTCTTTCACTTTCTCGCATATCAATCTCCTATTGAATGTAAAATAAAAATAGGGGAGCAGTCCACTTACCTGTCAGTCGGAATCTTCGAAAGACCGACTCCCCTCTTAAACTATTGATCAACGAATCCGGAACCGTCACACATGTAACAATCTTCGGCCGCATAATCGTCGTAGCCTATTCCCCCACACTCTGGGCACGTCTCATCGAGATCCTCATCGGAGTAGTCGAACATGTCTTCTTTGTTCTCCATCGTCATCAACTGAGGATTGAAGGTTACCATCTTGGTAGTCATCTCGACGATGCGATCAATTGCAACGTGGAACAGATCGTTATCGTAGTTACCCTTGTACAGACGACCTGTCGTGTAGGGCAGAACGTACTCGAACAACTCCTTGTCGATCGCACTCTTCTCACGCAAGAACTTCAACGCACCGGACGTGTTGTTACCCATGCCGTTGTTGTAGAAGTCATAACGCAGACGACCTGCCGCACGGACCATTTCACCACCAACAGTGTCGCACTTACCTTCACGAGGAACCAACTCCTCCCAGATTCTTTCAAATGTAGCACTCATCATAAATTCCTTAGTAGACGTAGGGTTCAACAGGATGACCAGCAGAGAGTTGCATCGCAGTGTAAACGAACATCCAGAGGACCGCGTTGCCAAAAACAACTTCGGCAACTCGTTGAGGACTTGAGGGTTTCAACTTAATCATCATTACGCAACCTTTCCAAAAAGTTTAGTAGTCAAATTCACAATGCGGTTATCAAAGTCACGCATCGAAGTTTCGAACGGTACATGAACCTTGATACCTTCACGAGCACCATCGGTGTCATACTGACAGTGAATAGTGTAACCATCGCAGATATAGACTTCACGACCTTCTTCAATCTCGACAAAGATCGGACCCTTTGCTTCGACCCAACCAGTGATATAAGTGTCAGGACGATCGGTCATTGGTTCAAAATCGTAAGCACGAATCAGGTCACCAATCTCAGCAGTATTTTCAAATTTCATCATATGTCTCTCCTCATTTGATGTAACCATTATATCAAATCTGGAAAAGAAGTCAACACCTTTTTAAAAGTTTTTTATGGTAATATTACCAATAAGTTTCGGTTAATTGCCCCTCAGTCGCATATGCCTCAATTTCCCAAGGTTGATTGCGATAAGGGATCATCACGTCTTCAGGGATGTGATCCTTCTTCCATCGAGTCATCTCACCATTCAATTCTTTGCGAATGAACTGCTTTGCATGAACTAGTTCGTGAGCAAGAGTCTGCGCAATCTCACCAGCACTTTGATTGGTATTAATCTGAATGGCAACGTAGTTAGTATCTTCTAGATGACACAGCCCCATTTCCACAATGTTTTTAGTGAAGTGGACAAGCACTTCAATCTCACGTTTAAATGGACGTGGTAACAACTCATTAACTACGTTACAGGCAAACTCTTCATATCGTTTACGATTCTTGACTCGGCCGTGGAAATATAAATTAATCATGATCACCTCCGCATAGAAGCAAGGTCTTTCATCTGTTGTTCGTCGATCACCGGAATGGCATTCGACTTGTGCATTGTGCCGATACCCTTTACAAGAGTTCCGGTGTACTCTTTTCGTTCTGGTTTAGAACATGAGTCCGGTGCCGTGAAGTCTGACCGACTGGGGTATTGGACTGACTCCGCGCATCGTTGTTCTGCATATGAAAGGATGCGCGTCGATTTCGTTGACTCGATTGGACGGAACGCAGGCGGTTGGTACTTCCCATAAACTTCTCCTTTAGGCTTCACTTTTTTGATCTTACGACCACTTGGGGTGTATGTCATAGAACCGTGTATCATAACTCTTTCTCCATCCGACGCAATATCTGTTGCATCGCACCCAACTCTGCTGTTAGGAAATGCAACTTGGTATTAGGTGCAGTATTGTCAACGGGTAGGTTTCGGATTTGATCCATCTTCTCGTTGATCTCTTCCTTGATGATCTTAAGCACTACTTCTTTCATTCTTTACCTCAAACCATGATGGGACAGGACGACTAGTCCACACCATATTAAAACGATCTTGCTTGGTCTGATAGAATGCACGATACGACTCGACTGGACACTCTAGCATACACTCAGGGTTAGAACCCATCGCAAGTTTGAACGGTGTGCGTTCAACATGGGGAATACCCATAGGTGGAACCTGTAATATATCACGTAGGAGTGTGTCTGTCAAGTGCTTCTTGCCATATCGATAAGTATACTCATCACAGAGTGCAATGAAGTGTCGGTAGTGCCAGATATAGTTGCAGATCGATTCCATCGTCCAGACGGTACACGGGTGTCCGTGGTGGACTGCTTTGTATAGTTTGTCGTCTAGGGTGGGATGATCATAATATTTGATCATGGTCTTGCCAGACTTGGATGGTTTACGGTATACTTGACCGTCAAGCATTCGGTGTGCTGTTGACAGCATCTGTGCAGATTCGACAATCATCTTGACTACGTGCGTGTCACATTGTTCTTGTGCAGCGATGACTGGATCTTTATTGAGTACAAAAATATTCATATACTATATCCCCGATTTGTTGAACATATTGTATCACATCATTTTCAGTCCGTCAAATCTTTTTTGGATTTTTTTTTCAGTGTCGATGTAAACATTTTGAAAACAACAAGAATCGGATCGTACATCCAAAGATACTTTTTGTGACCACATTTTGACTCCATCTCATCCCATGTTACAAATTCACGAGTCCAGTTATCAATGTATAAATTACCTATCCGAAGCACTACATGCCCTCTACCCTTTGGGGTGATGACTCTACGCAATTGTGCTTGCATGGTAATGATATTGATCCAGAAGTTGACCATCGACTTGCCACTCATCAACCACAGAAGAGTCAATGCGTAATCCTCACAGTCACCTTCGTATGGTGGTTCTTTTATGATATGCCATGTGTCTGATCCGTACTGATCGTTATCGTATAGATACTTCCATGTCTCATTAAGATGATCAACATGGTTGCTCATGTTTGCTAAATCTAGCATATTTTTTCCTTCTCGTTGATGTACAAAATTATTTAGGTATAAATAACCATATGACTACAGATTTATTTGATTTTGGGTTTACTGCTGTTGATGAATCAGAACTAGAGGCCGCACAGCAACTAGAGACGATTGCATCAACTGTGGACGAAACTCAAGATCGACTCGACAATTTATACAATGCGATTCAACCACTGTTGACTAATCTCAAGAAAAATCCTGAGAAAGAGTACATTTTGTGGCCGAATCGGTTGGATAAAATTGAAGAGTTTGAAACATATATCCAAAACATCTATAAGGGATCCTAACCAATGTTTTACAATTCAAAACTAGAATCTATTCAGTCGAATAGTTCAACTCAAAAATACGTATCCAGCACTACTAAAGAATCGTTTGTCAGTGACATACATGGACTCATTAAAGATAAAACTACCAATCAAGGTAAATATCTACGCACATGGAACGGTGAAGTCGACGTTGTTGAAGAAGCAGTCTCACGTGCACCAATGTTTGCAAACGCACTTAAGTCACGTGGATACAAGAATATTCTTTTTGTAGGTCACTTTAATGACCACCAAACATCTTGGATTCTGGACAGGTTTGCTGGCCGCATGGTCGATGTCCTGCCAGAAGAACGTGAACAATTTCAAACGTTTCCAGATCTAAACGTAGTTGTTCAGTTCATACCAGCAGTAATGAACGCTTTAGGTTATGAAGGTTCTTTTACTGTAGCACGTCCACCAGAGAGCAAGCACCTAGGTGTTATGCATCAAGTATACTCTGCATGTAATCTGCCTTTATCTGCTAGTGGCACTCAATACAAGCACGGCAATCAATCTTTTGATATGGAGCACTCCGGTGAACCATTCGATGCAGTTGTATTCCTAGGTGTACCAATGAGCACTCCAGACGTTGGTTTTGAAGAAGACCTAGTTCGTAGTGTGTTCGCACCGATGTGTACAGAAGACTTTGAGATGGTTGACCTATACTACGGTGCTCCATCTTCAGTTAAGTGGCAGAACGGTGAAGAAAAATCTTCACTAGCAGAAGTACAGTCTGCTTTTAGTACTCGTGTTTCATGGGATCACGGATTTGCCCGTCAAGGTGGTTCCCCAGAAGAGTTTGACATTATGGCACGTATGTTTTCCGTTTACTAACGGAAGGAACTTACCCGACAGTGAAAAAAAGAAGGGGACGCAAGTCCCCTTTCTTTTATATGAAGTATAGTATGAGTCCAACGACACCACACCAGATTAAAACGTTGGGATAGTCTCTCCAACAGTTTTTAAAATCGACTCCGGTGTACTTAATAAAATCGGATGTGTACTCAAGTATCTTGGTTACTTTCAGGTTCATCGATAGTCCCCACTTCGACTCTAGCATTTTCTGCAAGTATTAGTTTAATATCAGAGTGTACATGATGTATGACAAACTGAACATCTGGGAACTCTCTGAAGAAATGTGACCAGATTGGTCTCCAGTTGCTTGCCATTCTATGGACATTGAGGGCACTTCTGTTAGCATCTAAAAAATTATCTGTGTAACTTGCAAGGTTCATGTCGAACATCGCATCAAACCCATAGAGATGAACTTCGGTTGCTCTCATACTACGACATGCATAGTCCACTGCCATGTGCCCACATGAATAGTTAGATGCGGCATCCTCTAGTTTATGGCCTGGTAGTTGTGCATATGGTGGTACGTGAGTGTGAAACCCTTTGATGTTCTGAGAGTACTTTAGATAGAACGTTGGGCTCTTTTCCATCCATCGACGTGGACGTGTGCCTAGCACCCAGTCATAGTCATCTAGATTGACATCTCCCTTTTCTAAGGCAACCATCATTTTGAAATCTACCATACATGATGCATAAACTTCTTTTGAGGTAAAGTGTATAGGTGGCATGTTACATACAAGAAGATCTCCTTCCGTATGCCTTTGGAACAAAGGCCAACTATCTCCATTCCCTAAAATATTTACTCTTCTTTCTTTCATCGTTCACCCTCTTTATGGAACGATCCGTAGATACAATGTGCTAATTCATGCCCCCAAGTAGTCAATCGATTGGTGTCTCTAACACCACTTGGTTCTACTACGTATATATCACAGCGTTTTACTTTAGTCAGATCTCCTTTTGGGTGTGCCCATCGAGCAAGACCCTCAACCTCTTGCTTGCTAAATTCTGCGTCCTCCAAATACTTGTTTAGAGCACGTTCAGTAGGAAACGTTTGAACTCGAATGTCGATGTACTCTCCAGTAACATCGTGCGTCTTGGTGATGCTCTTCTCTGTGGTGTCGCAACTGGATAGTGCCAACAGTAAGACGACCAGAGATCCTAGTGCTTTATGATTCATACCTGACAGCATGTCCTTTCTCTGTTAGTAAGGAGTTAAGATTAGTACCATCCAAATATATCTCACCTAGGATGCGACCGTACTTACCTTCCTTGTATGTTTTTAGTTTTATTTTGGTACCAACAGGTGCGATCTCATTCACAAACTCCGTTGCGGCAAGTCCTTTCTTTTTCTCTTCAAGGTCTCGTGTGCGAGACTCAAAAGCATCAATACCGAAAAGACGAATGCGCTGGTTGCTGTAAATAAGACCAAACCCAAGATCAATATCAACGTCGACGGTATCACCATCAACCCATCTACGAACTGTTGCTTCATATTCGTACATTAGTCACTATCTGGAACTATTGAGTAGGCAACCTCTAAAATATCTTGATATTCAGCAACCTGTTTCAACTCTTGTTCCAGAGCCTCCATTACATCGGAATGCTCTCCGATACCTGCTGGGTTCTGTAGATAAACCTCTACGTTTGCCTTGTGTAGTGCGATCTTGCCTTTCATGTGATCGATAGTCGCATCAATCATTCTATTTCTCAAACTCTTCATTATCTGTCCCTTGCTTTCTCTATTGCCCGAGAACCAAACCAGAACGATATGATTGCCGCAAAGATTGCTTTAGTGTCATCATCCCATAGGATATTCAATGCTTGCGTTAATGACATGCCGTCGTTGACTGCTTCTCGTAATAATGTAATTTCTATTGTAGTGAACAGTATGAAAAAAGCATACGTGATCACTGGTCTCACCGACTTCTGCAGTGCGGACATAAAACCCTCACCTCTGGAAATCGCCGTGTCGTGCTCTAAGAGTGCCTTCTGCTCTTCATGAAGACCCATCTCTTGGAATCTTTTTATTTCATGGTCATACCCCTTAACTTGGAGTTCTGCCATTTTTTCCATTTTCTTAAGTTCAAATTCCCACTGTCTTTTAGACTTGTAGTGTTCTGTGATAGCAGGTACAACAGAACTACCAAATCCAAGAATAGAACCTATCAATCCACTTAACATATCACTTCCTCCAATGTCGACCCACCCACATCTGTGGTTCGTATGTCTGTCTAGGGGTTACTACTGTTTCCGTCATAGACTGTTTAATACTAGGTCGTCCGTGGAAACAGACTATAGATGCACTCCCAATGTTACTCGGGTACACCTCATACTTATACGATTTTATCTGTTGAGGAAACACCCTCTGCAGTAAAACTCTCTGTATGACAGGTATCGTGCTTTCCAAATACTCACCGTCTCCTCGATAAGTTTTCATTGCTTTCTCTTTACTAATCTGCCACTCGTGCCACACCCAATCCATCGTCGACGACTCCCATGACATGATAGGAGACTGTAGTTTACCTTTGAGGTATTGTTGATGCTCGTTGATTGCTCCCAGATCTTCCACACCAGCAAACTTGCCCTTATACGATAACAACCAATCGATGTTGCCTGTGATCACAGTGTCCAAGTCAAAGTAGACGATGCGTCCGTCAACTCGACCATCAAACAGTTGCAGTTTGTTCCACCACCCTTCAAGGCCGTCTCGAAGTGGAACAGTAGATACCCCCGAAATAATTCGGTCACTGTAACACACAAACTTGTGAGGTATCGTAGTATTTCGTTCTACGGATGATTTCAAAACGTGTACGTATTCTTCGGAGAACTTATCTCCCCACAGTACACAACAAACTGTGATCATATTATCTCGTAACTGCTGTCAAAACCGTGTTTTGCCAGACATCCTCTCTCGTTTTGGACTGTGGTAAAATCGTCTTGTGCGTATGCACAGTACGGGTAATGTTCTTGTAACCAACCGAATCGACTCAGATTTAAGTAGACGTCCGGTGTGTTTGCCTCTTTCCTTGCACGTTTAATAAGAAACTTGGCACCCATTGGTGTAACTATATATGCGTGTGTCCCGGGGAAGTATGGTTTAGATACGAGTCCACCCCACCCAATAGTTGAAGGTGTGTTAAATTTGCCGTAGGACGGTGCTCCTATGTTGCCACAGAAGTTGGGGAGCACGGTTGGTAGAGGTGCAGTGATCACTGCGTCGTGCTCGAATACTGCAATGGGTTCGTTTAAATGTATGCATGTATTCCACAAACTGTAGTGGGATAGGAAGCATGCGATTTGATTTTCTAGTCGAGAATATGCATCATTGAAATTATCAGTACTGATACCAGATCTCTCACATATTTTGAAAACGTCATTCTTAGGTGTGATTGCCGCAAACTTTTCGACAGATACTCCATGAAGTTTCCCTGACTTGATGCATCGGTCGGCTGCCTGTTGTGACTTTGCATGCCCACCGATAGCAATTACAACTGCTCTCATATAATTTCCTTCAGACAAAAAAAAAGACGGGACATGCCCGTCTTTCTATTTAGAGTATGCGCATTATAGTGATGCTACGAATTCGTCAATCTCTTCTGCTTGTGCTGGAGATAGGAATTCTTTCCAGATTCCTACTTTCTCGACAAGACCTGAATCAGACCATTCACGTAGTGAACGGACTTCTGACTTCTCTACAGCAACGTCGATGCAACCTAGATCAATCTCCTCTTTCTTCTCACCATAATTAACCACTGCTGGGTTATCTTGTTGAGGTAGTACACTGAATACGAAATCCATTAGTACACGTTGAGGTTCGGCAACCAATTCCTCGTATGATATTTCTTTTTCGAATACGACGTCAGAGACTGCCGATTCGAATTCTGCTACCATACTTAAACCTAGACTTGAGTCACGGAAACCTTCCCATGACATTTCTGGTTCGAATGTTTGCCATACTTGAACTAGTGCGTCTTTCCAATCACGACGGATTAGATAACGACGGTCAGTTGTGCACTGTAGAAGTGCTTCTTTAGTGATACCGTCTCTTGCTGGAGTATAATCTAATGAAGTAGTTACTACAGGTTTTAGGTTAACGTGATGTGCTTCTACTGCAACTTCTAAATTTGTACCGTGTGTAGGTGCTACTGCTTTTTCAGCACGAACCCACATACCATACATGTTTTGTAGAAAGTCTGCACCACAACCTGCACCACCTACCAGCACTTGATCCGACAGATCACGCATAGATATTGCTTCAGACATATTTCTTTCCTTGTTTGAACGTTCTAAGAATACTGCGATGTGTCCATACTCTGGCCAGTGGTCACCATCACAGTTTAATTATTTATAAAAAAACCGGACTCGAAGTCCGGCTCTTGTGGATTATTTTTGCTCTTCTTTCCAAATAGTCCATAATCCGTATAAAACACCACCGTATGCTACCAGTGTAATTAAAGACTCAAAGAGGATATAACTACCACAGACCGCAACAATGACTGTCCCGTCCCATGTGGTGCGTTCTCCGATGCGTTCGTTGATCCATTCTTTTGCCTTTGCTACTAATACAGCTGCTTGTGTAAGTCCCCACATTATTCGTTATCCCTATAGTCGTTGAGTGTGAAGTTCGTGCCATGCATTTTCATGAGGTCACGTTCGTGGTTAGTATAGACCAGAACCTCTGGATCGTCGACTAAGAAGTCACAATCTTTACAGAAGCCTGGGTATTCACCTGTGCGGTGTTGTTCACGAAGTTCTTCGTATTCCGCACCAAAGAAGATGTCTTCGATAGTGTCGTCTTGACAGTGTCCAAGGACCGCTTCTTCATCACGTCCCAGTACCTGACAACAAGGGTGTACAGCACCATGTTTACCGTCAAGACCTCCAGCACGTATAACAACATCTGGACTAAATGGTCGTCCGCAACTTTTTACTTTTCCTGATCTTGCGTTATCACCAATTTCGTATGCCCCCGACCAGTTGTGCATCTTCCAGATCTCTGTCTTGACACCCAACTCATCTACCAGTGCTTTGTACTTGGTTAATTCTTCATCAATCTTATCGTTATCCGTGATAAGGTGATAGGTAGACACTACGCAATCTGCGCCTGTTTCATTTACATAGGAAACCATTTCCTGAATGTTGCGTTTGATTTGTGCGTAGTGCCCACCTACAGCATTGTACATCCATTTGGTATAGTCTTGTTCGTCTGACCCAATGAATGAAAATCGGTAGAAGTCTAGACCAGCATCGACACAGTCACGCATGTACTGACCTTCCATCTTAAATCCGTTAGAGAAGATGAAACACTTTGCACCATACTTCTTCACTACCTTGATGTACTCAGGTAGGTTCTTTGCCATTGTTGCTTCACCGGAACCGTCAAGGTTCACGACACGGAGTCCGTGCTTCGCACAGTCTGCAACGTATCCCTCGAACTCATCCAGTTTCATGATGCGTCGGAATCCTTTATGACGACCACCCTCACGTAGGTCTTGCGGACACATGCTGCAGGAATAGTTACATCCCCCAGCAACCTCGATGACCGCACGGTCGATCGTAAAAGTTTCTCTAGTCATTTCCATAGTATTTACTCAACCTTGTTTCGTAGTCAATTGCTCTTCGTTTAGTTTCACCTAAAAGAGTCCCCATATTATTTATCCACCACCAAGGGCTATATTCTTGATGTGAATCTAACTCGGGACTCATTCTAAGTGCATTCGGTGTATGATATTTAGTCACACCTTCAGCTGAAGTTACGGCTAAAGGTCTAGCAAAATTCTTTGCGATATAGTGCCAGATACCGTCGTAGCACAGTACTAACCTCGATGTAGAGATCAGATACATTGCTTCAGATGCTGGAGTGCGATATGAAATTTCATGTATCTCAAAACCCATACCTTTTAGATGAGCAATTGCTCGTTCCCAGTCGTCATTTGTGAATAAACGTTTCCACGTTCTTGGAGTCTCTGCGTTCCAAATAGGTCTCCAAATAGTAACTCTATTATCCATGTAATCTTTAAATGCATCTTTCCGAAAGATCCAATCGTTGTCTGGTGCCTTACCACCCTCTTCATCGGAATATACACCAGACTCAAACCAGAATCGTGACTTCTTCCTATGAATAGATGCAATCCTACTGGTGCCGTCTTCTTCTCTGACAATATCGTCATTGAACTTCCAGTCACGATATCTGCCTTGGGCGTTATAAATGTGATGCACTTCAACACGATCTTTGTCGTGATAGAAGTTATGGATGTAGTTACACCTCTCGATGATTGTTTCGGGATCTTCAAAGTGATGTAGATATTCAGGGCCATGCTCCCAATGGAACTCTAGGTTGATTTTCCTGACATTATAGTCTGCGGCATATTTGTGGCACGAGTTAAGTGCCCACATAAAATCACCTACACCTGGTGTACCTCTCCAAGTTACAAGTTCCGATTGTCTCATTAGTTAGTCTTAATACTCTTGACTTTACGTGCTGATCCAGTAGAAGTATATAGACCAAACCATGCGGCACCCGCACCGACCACGACAGAGATAAGGCCTGCTTGTGATGCGTTGGGTTCTGGTAGAGACATAAACCATTGAGTCGTCTGAATAAGAAGATACAGATAAGTTCCAATGAATGCACGAGGAAATAGTCTGTATGCGTCAATTACGTCTGCAAACTGTAGAAGTGGTTCGAACCTATTGTACTCCGGTGCTTTCTGAGTCGTATCTAATTCGATCTCTACTTGCAGTTTCTTTTTTTCTATTACTGGTACTGCTACTGCTTCTTCTGTCATTTAACTAAACCTCTTTTGTATCCATCTGTAGGCTGCGTATATGGACAATCCGTAGAATGCGAGGACACTCATCGGTAGACCGATGTAGATCAGATCCCACGGGTGGAGAAATAACATCTCCCACGTGACATCGATGATTGCTTGAACGTCACTCGTTTTAGAAACATCTGTGTATTCGAGTGCCATGTCGTATTCTTCTACGATGCCATTCCATGTTTCAACTTCTATACAGACCAGATCATCTGGGCAGATAAATTCATCTTCCATCACTTCACCTTAAAATCTTGAGGGTCTCCATTGATCAGTTCCTTTGCCTTGTCTTCCCAAACAAACGGGAGTAGACCGTGCACAAAAGAGACAAACGAAATTGTCCATGCCCTGTATAGATGCTCGAAGTAGTTAAGACCTATATCTTTTAGATGTCCCATACCTAACCTTTATTGTTATTAAAATGGGGGTCCGAAGACCCCCGATCGAAGTTGTGCTAGAGTTCCTAGAAAACCTTCACATCATACTTCTGTTCCCACATCTCGGCGTCCAGTTCGTCATTAACCATAGGACGTCCTCGAATGTTGAGAGAGGTATTCAGGAGCATTGGTACTCCCGTTCTATCGTAGTACTCCTCGATGACCTTGCGGAACACCGATTCACAATCTTTGCGCACAATCTGTACACGTGCCGATCCATCCACGTGTGTTACTGGTGCATAATCGTGTTTTGCCCACGAAGTAAATTGCATGTGTTCGTTCATTGGACCGTCGAAATACTCCTCTGCATATTCCTCTAGGATTGCAGGAGCAAATGGACGATACTTCTGACGACGTTTGATCGTATTGACCGTGTCCTGTACGTCGAATCTTACGTCAGCAATAAGTGAGCGGTTGCCAAGAGCTCTAGGGCCGAATTCAGCCCTTCCATTAGCAATACCGCAATACTTATGTTCAAGCAGATGGTCAACGACAGCACTGGGATCAATAGGATCGGTAATATCATATCCCGCATATGGACTCCAAATAAGTTTATCCTTACCTGTTGCTTTTGCCCATGAACGTGCGGCAGTACCTAGACCCGAACCAGCATCTGTTGGTGATACTGCAATGTGCACTTCGTCGAACAACTCAAATAGACGTGAGTTAATTACGACGTTCTGTGCGCACCCCCCAGAGTAACACAACTTCTTACCATATTTAGCAGCTTCACGCATTATACCCATGATCGCATAGTCTGCGAAATCTTGGGTAGCACGTGCGGCAACTTTGTCTTCTACTGACAAAATCTTATTTTTAAATTCTTTCCTCCACTGCTTACGTGCGATCTCACGAGGTGATGTCTCGATGCCGACTGCGATACCGTCTGCAATCTCTGGTGCGATGTCCTCTAGGTTATCGTACCAATCAATCAACCACTGAGTAATTGCCCAAGTCTCTTCGTCAGTCTCATGATATGCAGATAACCCCATGACCACATATTCATCTTCGAGTGGACGTAGACCAAGGAATTTAGTCACTAGAGTATAGACTAGACCTACCGACTTAGGGTAGTGCCATTCTTTGATCAGATTAAAGTTGTGGTCCATGATGGTAGCAGTCTGCAACTCACCGACACCATCAATCGATACCAGAACGGTATCCTCTGCAGAGTCCCAAGGTCGGGTGTAGAATGCGCATGCGCAGTGCGACTCATGGTGTAGATGATTGACATCAAACGTCTGTGCGTTAGGGATGATGAGACGGCTGAAGGTTTCTTCGGCGGTGTCTGGACGGTCTTTGAGATGAGAGGTGTCACCTTTGACTTCGAGTCCACCACGCATATCGAACTTGAGGGTTTGGTCCTCGTAGAATGATAGGTGGTCGTCGTCTCTGACCATGTCCCAGAGGACTTCTGGTAGGTGGGGGTCGTTTTTCTTTTTGGAGTAACGTTCTCCGTGTGTTGCAAACTCGACTACACCATCTTCATTGATGATTGCGAATCCTGCATCATGATAATATTCACTGTAACCGACAAATCTCATGAGTGTATCTCGTAGTTAATGACTTAGATATTTATATAAAAAAAGGGGGGGTCTTTTGACCCCCCGACATGCTACCTTGAGCGGGAACTTATTGTCCTAAGACGTAGTCATATATATCTTTCCAGTTACGCATCAATGGGAACTCACTGTTCTGATTGTAACCGTGTGACATCACTACAGACTCAAGACCTACCTTCGCACCAGCGATGGCATTATCTACCTTGTCTTCTACCCACAAACATCCTGTGCCTCGGTAGAACTCTAACTCTTCATCCTTGTCTGCTCCCGTATCGAGATATACATACTTCTCGAATACCGTAGGACCAAACATCTCTTGCAAGTTCTTAGTACGCAAGTGTTGTGCGTATTCGTCGTTACTCAAAGAGGTGATTGCGTGAAACACGTAACCATGCTCCTCGTGTAACTTCTTGACGTATTTAATTGCATCTCTTAGAGGTGGAATCTTGCGGATTGTTGCAGACTCATTAAACATGCGACAAAGTCGACGTTTCTCGTTTTGCTCCAGACCATACATCATACCGACATCATACACATCCGGATTTTTCATAATGTAACCGTGACGTTTCATCCATTGCTGGAATGCATACATCCAGTCTAACAAGACACCATCACAATCAACGAGTATTACTTTATCCCTCACGGGGCAACTCCCTCCTCTCGAACATTTTGCATTACGACATAAACTTCACTGGGTGTCAACCCTTCATCATACAGAGCAACTTGCATGTTTGCCCAATCGGGTGCAAACTCTGTCCTGTACATATAGTGAGTAACGATGTCATCGATTTTTACTTGTATTTCTTCAGTCATACCACCTTGCCCTCTCGAATAAATTTATCAGCGAACCACTCTAAATCGTGGCGGTTCTCTCCGAATTTCACAGCTATTGATAGACCGTCCTGATACATCACTAGACGATATTCATATTTGTCGGTCGGTGCCTCATCGACTACCGCACGACGACCATGCTTATGGTTTACCACTTCGTACATCTAGCTCGCCCATGCATTCACGTGTGCGAACTCATCTGCCTTGTCTACGAATCGATCATAGTTGTCACCCAACTGAGTCATTACAACAGAGTCAGCATCGGTGTCGATCATGTACAGGGCATATACTCGCTTAGAACCGTCAAGGGTTTTACGTACCTCAGATGCAATTCCCAGTTCGGCGTTCTCTACTCGATAAAGTGTTTCCATTTCTGGTCTCCGTTCTCTCACTTCCAAGTCTATACTATACATGAGAGAGGAGTGCTTGTCAACACTCATTTTAAAAACATTCCGGTAATATTCACAAAGTTACCTCTGTGTGTTATATCTTCGGTCTTTCCAATGACGTAGCATGTCGACCTTCCACTCACCCCCAGTGTAGTGACAGAACTTTGCTTTCTCGAAGAATTCCTCTTCAGATGCGTAGTGCGGAGAGTCGTTCCATGTCTGATCAATAGTCTCGACATCGAAGTCATGCTTCATCAATTGAGAAGAGATGTAGGGTTGGTCATTCATGATGGACATGTGGAAGTCTCCAGTGTAACACCAGTCCTCCCACGGCATGAACAATTCACGTGCACGTAGACGTGCTTCTTTTGTCCATAGAACGATACCCGTGTTCATTATCATTAGTTTAGATGGTCTGTTGGGTGGCATAACAGGTATGATGGGGCAGTCATGCATAGAAAACTTACGGCAGAAATCTCTATAGGTATTTTCTTTGTAATCCCAAGAATTATAGCCACCACCGTTTGCGGTGACAAAGTCTGACTCTAGGACACCGTAGACATCGGCACCAGACTCCATCACATCGAATATATTTTCTTCGGTATTAACTACGATGTCTGTGTCTGCAAACAGAACATTGTCATAGTCATCAAAGATAGGGTCCAACCAGACACGAGCACACTCGTGTAGTAGGGATGTCGAACAACCGTGTCCCTTAGTGATGACACGTTCGTCTGAATAGAAGTGTTTGGCACCTATTTTTTCCGCATAGTCTTCAAAGGACGTTTTGGAAATGTTTGCTACCTCTTGATATAGTTGGGATCGGGTGCCGTCGTATCCTTTGATGTTGCCTCGTTTGTCAACCTCATTGGTGACAATCATATACTGGAATATTGCGTTCTGGGACATTCTCTAACCTTGTCATTAGTCGTTCAGCACGATTGCCTACTTGACGATACCATTTCGAATCACGACCTTCAACTGCCGCATTCTTCCAATCACCCATTTCAAGGTGACCGTTCATTTTCTTAAACTTACTTAGTCTTGGCCTACCAAGGTTAAACATCATGTTGACCAAGATTTCCTTGACTTCATTTGGAAAACTAGACCAGCAGTGTCCGTATAACAAACCACACTCTCGCAAGGATATTTCGAGATCTGCATCGAATGCCTGTGCAACCCTTTCTGGGGAAACTTTTGTTCCGATTGGGTAGCCGTACTCGACGTCACTCTTCGTGATGAGATGCCCAACACCGAACGTGGGATAGTTGAGATGGTCGAGATAAATCTCATAAACAACTCCTTCATCAAGTTTTAGTTGTTCGTAAACAGACTGTTTGTTAAAATTTGTCATTTTACTTTGGTGCGAATATAAAATCGTTTCTTACAAAATCTACTAGTTCATACTCAAGATCTTTGAAGAACTGTAGTAGGGTTTGTCGTGCATTGAAGTTAGATAGACTGTCTCTTTGAGAATGAAACTCCAACATAATTAAAGGTCTATGTTTTCGTATCAACTCAATACCACCATACAGTGCTTTTAGTTCAGCACCTTCGATGTCTAATTTTATGAATCGCACATCTCCTTCAATTGGGTAACTGTCTAACGTTATTGAGTCTACCTTTATTGTACCACCGTCGTCCGGCAGTAGGTAACAATGTCCTGACGGGTTACGGGGCATGTAAGATAATCTTTCATTTTTATCACTGACTGCCTTATGGACTAGCTTTACGTTTGAGATGTCCAGTGCCGATATGTTAGCATAAAGACACGTCAGAACATCCAATTGCATATCAAAAGCATGCACCTCATCGAAGTGAGAGGCAAAGGGAATCGTGAAGAATCCATAGTTAGATCCTAGATCTAATGCTACCCCACCCTTCTCTTTGAGAAAATTGTTCCTAAGCATAGGCCATAAATTGCCGTGCCATTGCTCGAAATTTCTACTTAATGGAAACGTCTTGAAATAATTAATTGCAAAGTGATCATTTTCGTATACTGTACAATGCCACCCGTTAATATATTTAGCTTTCATCTATAACTTAACTACTAGTGCAGTTAGAATACCCGCAAGAAGAACGTTAGTCATCAACAGTTCTAGTGCTAAGATTGTGTGGTACCAAATCCAACGTGTCTTATATGCATTGTCTACAGATATGTCTTGTGGATCTGGATCGTTATCTACCTTGTTCACTTTCGCATGTCGAAACAACTTTGAAAAAATCATGCCTTTACCTACACGTTAATTGTATTGTCTTTGCCCGATCCTTTTTTGATTGCGGACAGTTTATCCTCCCATTCCTTACCAGCTATAGATAAAGTAGATCTCACTCCGGTAACCATTTTAGGTGCGGATGTGGGACTGTGGTATCGTTCCCATTGTGGGTTATTCGATTTCCACTGGTCGTATTCGGATAACCGGAGAGACACTTCTGTGACCTCTCCGGTTTCCTTGTTTTTAAACTCATACTGTGGCATTATTTAACCATCCCAAACGTTGATCATTCACTACGACAAAGAACTCAATATTGTCTCTGAAGAGATACGTCACCCCCTATGCAGAAAGTTGTTGAATAGAAATTAGCAAATTTTGATAATTCGTAAGAGTCGTTGTTCGATTACTCTGTGAATAGATTGCTTGTTTTCTCGTATCATGCACAAACCTTTGTAGTTCGTTAATATTTTGGTTCAACTTTTTTTCTGATATCGACATAAGGTACTCCCTGTTATAGTTTTGTTTGTCGAATTATGAGATTTTACTCACGGATCAAGTTTGGATATGCCTCCTGCACAAGTTTTTTAGTTATGTAACGACACGGTGGTTTCTTTGCCACCATTTTTATCACGTACTCTGCATCCTCCGGATGAACGGATTCCAGTAACTGGATGAACTTATTCTCTCGTTGGAACGCAGGTAACGTCTCTCCCCGTCCACCTTTAACAAAAAGAGTAAAGTCTTTGTGTCGTCTGAGTAGACTGCTAGGGGCAGATTCTGGTTTATTGGGGGTGAAAGGTGGGCGTCCTTCGGGGAGTATGAACTCCAAAGATTCGTCGAACGACCCACGGATGATATCTAGGAATGCCCAGTTATCGGAGTATTTTTTTAGAACATCAAGTCGACCATCTCGACCGTCTGCCTTTTTGAATTCTTCGAAAATTTCGAAAACTTCTCTACGGTAATTCGTAATCATGTTATGCCTTCTCAATTTGATAGCAGACGTATTGCTTCCTCTCTATGAGTATTTCTTGTTTCGTAGTACATGCAAACAAGAATTGCCTTAGTCCGATATCGTACCTAATAATAGTATTGCGATCTTGTCCAGTCTTTCTCTCTAGTTGAGTGATTCGACTGTCTTTTTGATCTATCACCTTTATATATTCATCATGTAACTCTGCTATGCTTACAACCCAGATCAGAGAACACAGCAGGGCAGTTACGCCTACAGTATATAAAGTGCGCATTAGACTCTCTCCTCTGTCTACAATTATTTATAGACAGAGAGGTCTTTAGTCGGGTAATTTGTCTACCTTTTTCTTTACAAACTGTCGACCCTTTGTGCTAAAGAGACGTGACGTAAACGGGATAAAAGGAGCACCTTCCTCAGTCTGATACCCATGAAGGTAGGTGTTGCGTTCGGACGTGTAGTAGATGTAGTTTGCCGCACGTCCATCCCAATCGGTCGTCTCTACCAGTTTATTATAACTCATTATGCATTTCCTTAATCAAGTCAATGGTGCGAGTGAGACCATTGATCTCACCTTCAAGTAACATCCACGAAGTCTTACGAGTCTCGATCTTAGTACTCGCAAGAACTTCGTAGTGCACGATGTCGATTTGAGACTGCCGGTATTTCACCTGTCGCAGTCTCTCCTCCAATCGTGCGAGTAGCAGGTCTACGTTCACGCAGCGACTGCCATCTCAACTGCAAGTTCCGCAGCCTTCTTCTTCTTGACACCGTTAGCACCGTACCATGCAGAAGTCATACGACCGTCTGCAGTACGACCCGCAACGTGGTCAGTCAAGTAGGTCACAGAGTTAAATGCCTGCCACCATGAACCACGACCGAACTCTGCACCTGGCTGAGTCTCCAACAACTCGAATGCCTTCTTCGCATTAGGTGCAAGATCCTTGTACGCACGTACCTCATCGGCAGGTGCCTGTGATGGGAATAACGTGTTGTAGTAACTGATCAATGACTCCGCACTGAACTGCTTAGACGACAGGAACTGTGCCATCTCTTTGTACTGGTCGAACTTCTCGTGAGCAAGACCCAAGTGTTGCTTGACCATCTGTGGGTCAAACACACGTCGGTGGTTCACCTTGATGCCATTGTTCGCAGAACCCTTCAGAGCAAGTGTCAAAGTGTTCATGCACGTCACACGGATCGGAGTGAATCGGATGTCAATCGACTTACCGTACTCGTGTGGGTTAGAGAACAGAAGGTATGAATCAACTTGGTCACCCTTCAACACGTCGAACGATTCTTTGATCTTTGCGAGTGCGTAGACGAACTTGCCGTCCTTGAGTGAACCCGCAGAGTTCATCTCCATGTCACCTGCAGCACAGTACTCGTTGAAGAAGGTGAATGCTTCTTCGTTCTGACAAGGTTCCCAGTTACCACCAACTTGGGTCAATACTTTGTTGTCAGAAGAACGTACCAGTGCTTCCATGCCCGTGGGGATCAGATCGACACCTTCCTTTGCGGCATACGTGGGAACCTTCTCAACTTCCCAGTTGACACCTGCTTTCTCCATCATCTGCATCGGAGTCATGTCGTTAGACACTTCAGTTCCGATACCCCAAGGACACTTGCCTACTGTGGCAGCTGTTTCGATTTGCAATATATCATTCAACATTATATAAACTCCGGTCGGTATTTTTCAAAAAGTTCTTTTGCTTGGTCACCTTGACCTGCTTCTTCGAGACGTTCCATCATGACACGAATCTTCTGTGCTTCATCACGACCCTTAACGTAGTAACGATGATCGTCACTGTAGTGATACGTCCAGTCGTGGTTTTGGAGCATTCTCTCAAAGAGATCCATTTCTACTTGCGTCATTACGCAACTCCTTTCAGTCGGTTCAACTCATCTTGACGTGCCTTTTCTCGTTCACGGACATCGATAATCATGTCACGTACCAATTCACGGTCGACACTGTCACCATCAAAGTCGATAGAAGGTCGGTACTTAAATCGGTCAATCATACCTTGACAGATCTCTTCGACGGTGACGAACATTGGGTAAGGGCACTCAATGTCACTACCGTAAAACATCTGCATGTACTCGATGAATTCGTTTACTTCAGCAACAGTCAACTCTGGATCTTTGGGACGGAACGCACAACGGTAGTACTCACGAACTGCCTCAACTTGAACATCAACATAACTCATAATCAATTCCTTATCATCAAATTACGTAGTAATTATAACATGATTTGAAAACATACGTCAACACATTTTGAAAAAAAGTTAGTGTTAATTTTACACATTTTTTAGAAACGTTCGATCGGTTCAATTTCGGCACTAACTATCTGGATCGTATTGTTCTTCCAGTACTTGTCATACACCACACTTTCAAATCTTTTCTGTGCAAGTTCAAAGGTCTTGTAGTAAGCCGCATTGAACGTGCACCCCCTCTTGTCCATTAGGACTATTTTGAATTTATTATTATGCATGAGACTCCTTATGCCATCATTGCCTCTAGTTCATCGAACTGTTCGTCGATACCGTGCATACCCATCTCTTTCTGTACACGCCACTCTTCTTGGGCAGGAGTCTCTAGTTCTGTTAGAGAACATGCGTCCTTACCCATAGAGTCTTGCTCCCACCGACGAATGCCGACAACTTCGTTTTGGAAGTTGAGTGCTTTTTGCTCGCAGTACAACTGACCGAAGTCTACGGAAGCATAGATAGGAGACTCCCAGAACTCGATGTGGTCTGACTCCACGAAGTCAACAAGGTCAATGACCTTCTCGGAGATGATGTACTCCGCAGAGTACTCTGAAGAGTGGTTGATGCATCGTTCAACATCAACCCACCACTGCGTGTCGGCAATGTCTGCCGCAGACGCATTGATGAAGTAGGTGTCACCACCCTTAGACTTCCAATGCTGAGGGCACTCACCACGGCCATCCCAATCGTGAGCACCGTAGTTCTCACGGAACTGAGTGGCAATAACAACAATGATTGAATTAGACATAACAAAACCCTCTTAAGTATAAAGTAGACCGTAACCGAACATGAATCCCAGTGCCATACCCATTGCTATCAGGACACCCCAGGCAACGAAACTCTCACTAGACACTTCCTGTTTCTTTTCAGGACGGGGTCGAAAATCTCTCATTGAACTCATGATCAAACAACCTCTTCCCAACGGACGATAAAGTCTTGAAGGAACTCGACCTGTTCAGGTTCGAGACCACCTACAATCAACAGTTCGTCAGCACTCATCAAAGGCAACTGATTCTCCGCACAGAAAGAACGAAACTCATCAATCAACATATCAACAATATTCATAACCATCTCCCTATCAACAGTACCTATTATACTTGTTTTAAAAATAATGTCAACAACTTTTTAAAACTTTTTTTAGTAAATATTTCACTAAACTGCTTTCTCCAGTTTTTCGATTTTGAGTTGGAGTGCGAGGATTGCGTCCTCGACACGTGCGTTGTCTTCGGGAGACAACTCCCCACGGATCTCCGCGAGGCACATCAACTCGTTATAAAGATTACCTAATACCGCATCCATATCATGCCTCCTTTGGGGCAAACAGTTTACCGAAACCTTCGACCAGAAGGTTGTAAGCGTAGACTTCGTATCTCCACTCACGATCGAAATCGTAATCGTTAGTCTCAAGAGCATCAACCTCTGCTTTCGCATAACGTCTCTCAAACCCTTGGAGAGCATCAAGAGTATCGTCAGTACCCATGAAGTTCTTGATGATACGAAGTGCTTGGTTGAAGTCAATACCTTCAGCCTGCATTCCTTCAAGTTCGTATTCAGTTTGGTAAATTAATCGTGCCATGTCTCAATTCCTTATCATCAAATTACATAGTAATTGTACTTGATTTTGAAACATGCGTCAACACTTATTTTCGAAATAAGTGCACTTTTTTATGGTATTTTGTCACATTTCTGGAAGATGTTTTGCGTGGATTTTACAACCGATGAATGCGTTGTAATAGTCGTCTCGCAGGAGTACGTCGTACTCAAACTGGAGTTTTGCTTCGTAGTAGGAACACTCTCCCTTGGTTCGGCAGAGTTTGAGGATCTCACGTTTGTAGTTTTCAGGTCCGTGAGAGGCAACCTGTTCTTTGAGTTCTTGACTCGAACCGTAATACTTCATCCAGTCAGACTCTACTCGTGTCTTTACACGACGCTTTCGAGTCTTAGTCACTGGCAGTGTTTTAGGTTTCCAAAAGAACTTCTTACCGATGTACTTCATTCCGGTATCAAGTTCTGTAATCTGGTATACGAAACCTTGATAAGGATCAAGGAAGTCTTCTTCTGGGGTGAATTCTTTATCTTCGTATAACCAAGTCATGCAACTATATAGAGTTGCTATAAACCTCTATAAAGTGCGACTCACCGTTAGCAACGGTCTTGCTCCATTCTTCTGCCGCATCGTCATCTGCTTGATCACTGACGTACTTGTAGCATCGGAACTCGACACCAGCATCCTGACAGACTTTGGCAATCGCATATGCCTCCATCTCAACCAGATCTGCTGGAATCGCAAGGTTAGGGTCTGCAACAAAATCGTCACCTGTGCTGCAGGTGAGTCCATCTCCTTCTCCAAGGACTACTCCATCCTCGAACGGAGTCTGACCCAGACTGTATCCCAGTCCAGCACACGACATATCTCGTTGTACGAATTGTGTTACTTTGTGGATACCACCATCGACGGTGATACCACCTGCGGTACCGAAGTTCCAAACCACATTCGGTTTGTGCCGTTCGATCAGCTTTGCGGCAGTGAGTGCCGCATTGACTTTACCGACTCCGGTAAAAAAGACGTTGTCCCACTGGGACATTTTTGGTGCCTCTAACTCCAAGGCAATGAGGATGATGTCGGACATCTTACTTATCATACGTTACTACTTCATAGGTTTTAATTTGTCGACCTCGGAGTTTCTCCGTGCCACCCAAGTATTCTAGGTCGATCACACAACCATAGGAGATCTTAGATACGTCAAAGGACTGTAGCAATTCTACAATGGCAAGTGCCGTACCACCCGTCGCACTCACGTCATCAATGATGCATACCTGACTGTTTTTATTCAGGGGTGCAGTCGTTTTGATTTCAAGTGTGCGAGATGCATACTCGCATTTGTATTTGCGAGATCTCACGGGTGGGGGCAGTTTGTTGGGTTTGCGGACAATGTGTAGAGGTATACCCAAATACAAAGCAACAGGTGCACCCCACAAGAACCCACGAGCATCGGGAGCAACGATGTCCGTATATCCCTTACCTTCGATTTGATCGACAAGGGAACGGACACTCTGCTTGAATGCCTGTGGGTTCTGTAGGAGACTGGTCACATCTTGGAAGTTGATTCCTTCTTCTGGCCAGTCTGGTACAGATTGTATCACTTGTTTAAGATTCATTCTTCGTCCGACTCTTCTGCTTCGACATCTGCACCGCACATAGGACAGTGCCTAGGCACCTCATCCTCATACGGGACACGAACAACACTCGTGATGTCGCAGATCGGACATTCAATTGTGTATTCAGTATCCATCATGCTACCTCTAGTTCTATATCCTCCCATCCGAAATCGTCACCTTCCATACCTACGACTGAGTATTCGGTTACACGTTTCTCAAAGAAGTTGTCATGAGATGCTCCGTTAAGCACCCAATCCAACCACGGTAGAGGATTGTCCTTTTGATTAAATTTTGGCTTCAGTCCCAACTGAAGCAATCGTCTATCTGCTATGTGTCTTATATAGTCACGGACTTCCTGTTTGGTTAGTCCCTGAACTTCGTTCCCATCGAACGCAAGGTCGATGAACTTGTCTTCTAGTTTGACCGCATTCTTTGCCATCTTATATATCTTTGACTTAAGTTCATCGTTAACGATCCTTGGTTTCTCTTCACAAAACTCACGGAACAACTTTGCGTTACCCTGTACGTGAATAGTCTCATCACGGATGGACCACTCGACGATAGTTGCCATACCTTTCATCTTGCCGAACCTCTGGAAGTTCAGTAGCATGACAAACGATGCGAAGACAGACATACCTTCATTAAACACTGACTGTGCCAATGCAAGTGCCAGTCCAGTGTGAGAGTTCGTATCACCCTCTTTCATAAAATCGATCTTGTCTGCCATCTCCTTGTAATCTAGGAACTTGTGAAAGTCTTCGTCTGGTAGACCAAGTGTATCATTGAGAAGTGCGTACGCACGTTGGTGTACTGCCTCTCGTGCCGCAAACGATGATAGCATGTTGCGGACTTCGTTGTTCTTGAACTTTGGTATCAACAGTTCGTGGTAGTTCTCCCCTACCTGTACGTCTGACTGCGTGAACAACCGCAGTACGTGAGTGATAAATTCTTTCTCCGAACCTGTCAGTTTGGTTTTCCAATCTTGTACATCTTCTGACAGTTCTGCTTCATCTTCAATCCAGTGTATTTCCTCGTGTTTCTTTGATAGTTCAACCGCCCAAGGATACTTGAACGGTTTGTATGTTTCCGATGTTTTTAGTAATGACATACTAATCCTTTATTTGAATTGTTTATTAACCCTCACAGGCCCGACATTCGTCGTCACCTTCAATTGGTTCGTACTCCACTTCACCTTTTAGATGCATCATAAGATCTTCATAACCACCTATGTACTTGCCCTCCAGATAAATTTGAGGAACTGTCTTGACTTTCCGTCCTGTGACCTCTGCGGCCGACTTTCCAATCTCCTCAAGGTCGACGTAGTCATAATCGATGCCCCTTAAAGACAGTTCCTCTGCGGACATCTTACAATACGGACAATCTTTCTTGCCGTAGAGTATGGTTCGGCTGTCGTCTTGCAACGCAACCCTTTCTACTTTATCTGAAACAGTTTCTGCTCTTGACTTTGCCTCAGTTCGTAGATAATACAATCCCTTTAGTCCCAGTCTCCATGCGTTAAAGTGTACCTTATTCACATATCGTTTTGGTGTCCCTGCAGGGAAAAATAAATTCACCGACTGACCCTGACAGATATACTTCTGTCGGTCTGCGGCATGAGTCACCACCCAGTTCTGATCCAACTCTTGGGCAGTTTTGAATATTGCTTTTTCACCCTCATTAAGGAATGGTAGATGTTGTACCGATCCTTTTCGTGTGATAATGCTAGACCATATAGATTCGTTGTTATGGCCCTTTTCATCTAACAACTTAGTGAGATATGGGTTCTTAACTAAAAACGAACCAGCACGTGTTCTGTGCGTGTATGCGCATGCTTTAAGTGGTTCTACTGACGGTGAGGTCGAAAGAATCACTCCGGATGAGGCATTCGGTGCGATAGCAAGTAGGTGTGCGTTTCGAGTGCCCCAGCCTTTTCCATCGGGATACTCACCCCGTTCTGTTGCCAGTATTCTCGATTCCTCTTTTGCCTGTTCACTAATATGCTCAAAAACGACTCGGTTGATCTCTCTTGCTTTATCTGACTCCCAAGCAACACCGTGTTTTTGTAGAAGTGAGTGGAATCCCATTGCTCCCAGTCCAATGCTTCGTTCTCTCTCTGCCGAATAACGTGCCCTTGAAATACTATCGGGCGCATGATCGATGAAGTATTGGAGAACGTTATCCAACATACGAATAAGATCACGCACGATATTAGTGTCTTTCCATTCATCATAATATTCTAAGTTTAGTGAAGACAAGCAACACACTGCAGTCCTTTCTGCAGAAGTAGGTAAATGAATTTCGTTACATAGATTTGATCCGTGAATGCGTAGACCCTTCTCTTTTAGTGGCATAGGAAGGGATCGATTGGCAGTGTCGATGAAGTTCAGGTATGGTTCACCTGTGCGAAACCGGATTTCAAGTATTCTTTCCCATAGTTTTCGGGCATTGATTGTGTCCTTAACCGCACCGTCCTTCGGATCACGCAAATCAAAATCTGTATTATTCAGAACTGCCGCCATGAATTCGTCTGTTAGATTAATTGCGTTGTGTATGTTTAATGCTTTGCGTTGTACGTCACCCGTAGGAATACGGATGTTTAGGAACTCGATGATGTCTGGGTGTGACACGTCCAGATATGCCGCATAAGATCCCTTACGAGTTCTACCCTGTCGGTACGCAATCATATCCGCATCGACGGTGTGCATAAAAGGAATCGGACCAGGCGCAATGTCAGAGACCGTACGCACATCACTCCAGTGACCACCAACTCCACCACCCATGACAGACAACCATCTCAGTTCGGATGAATGTTCAATGAGTCCTTCGAGTGTGTCTGGGACGTAGGTGAGGAAGCACGAGATCGGTAGACCCTTGCCTTTAGTCTCACCGTCACTCGGTGCATTTGACAACACTGGTGACGCATACATAAACCATTTTTTACTAACGTAATCGTAGAGACGTTGCGCAAGTTCTTCGTCCAAAACACCTTCGTAGTGTGCCCATGCTTTAGATGCTCTGGCATATGCTTCCTGTGGAGAAGTTTCCTCTTCCATCATATAGAAGTCTTTCAGCATACCCACGGCATAGTCAGTCAGCAGATCGTCCCGCGAATATTGTATATCAATTTTCATAAAGTATCCGTATTATTTCGAGTAGTCGTAGAAAGGCTCGTCTCTCTGATACTCGTAACTTTCAATCAGCATTTGTTTTCCAGTTTCCCAGAATTTTTTACAGCACTCTGCTATGTATTTTTCTTGATCATTGGCGTCAAAGAGTCCTTCCCACATGAGATGGTTCTCAAAGGAGTCTTTGGAGTTTCGAACTAAGAATCGATCTGAGGATAGATCAGACCCGTGGTATCCTTGCAAGGGCACATAAATCAAATTACTTTCGTCGTATGACTGAAGTATGATATCTGGGTCTTCATTATTTGTTTCAAGAATGACTATTTTGTAGTCATTGAAGTCTATAATCTTCATCTGTATTCCTCAAATTTCAATGTAGAATTATATAGTATTTTGAGGACTTTGTAAAGAGGGGTTTTAAGATTTTTTTGGAAGCAACCGTCTTAAAATTTCGACATTATCTTTACGTTTGTTCTTACGATCGCCCTTCTGACGGAACAGCAGAGTGTTAGCATCCTTTGATGTTGCAGGTATCTGACTCACATTATTAGTGATTTCTTCTTCGAACTGCTTCAAAAATTCTTTATACGTCTTCATCTGCGTATCTCGTTTGCTGTGAACAAAACTCTCTTACCCGACAACATATGGGTGCCTTCGTAGACAGAAATGCCCAAGATGTCGTGTGCAAAATTATTTTCATGAATTCTGACTTTATCGTCTTTTTTTACTACAACGTCGGTTGTGTCGGAGATAGTGTCGTTTGCCATTCGATAGACACCCTGACCTAAGTGACCACTCTCCAGCACATACCATTTGGAATCTTCAAGTAGTACATCAAGAAGATCAATGCCCGTTTCTGTATGAATCTTCTCTAAGTTGCTATCAGACAGATTGCCGTGCTCCTTGATAAGTGCGAGTGCGGCTCCGTAACGTGCGACGATCGACGATCCTCCCGGTGCCTTTGCCATGATTTTCTTTAGGTTGTACACCAGACGATGGAATGAAGTGTAGTGTTCACGATAGTTTTCACGATCATCCATAGAATCTGTAGTGAAGTCTTTTCGACGATTACCTTTTTCATCGATGATTCCTGCTTTAAACGCAGGTGTGTCCTCGAACGGGGTAACGAGTAGTTTCAAAAATCGAATTGTATAGACGACATCTGCCGCAGACTTCAGGATTCCCATCGGAGTTCTCTCAATTTGCTTATAACGTATTTATCCATTTCCACACCTGTAATTTCATCATTCTTAATTGCACGGAGAAATACTAAAAACGGTTTGATTGTCGGCCACTGCTCGAGTGAGATTTTATATGCCAACATCTCTACACCTGCTTCATGACCGAAGACATTGAAAAATACTATAAGATGATTGAGTATTAGTCTCTCAGACAGTTCACCTGTTTGATGATATCTATTGACCAATCTTTTGATGTACTTAAGTCTTTTTAAATCATCAAAAAATTCATCACCATCGATACAGGACGGGTTGTAATAGTTTTTTGCCGCATACACTACGATGTTCTTGCTATTTAACTTCATAATATGGATCGTTAAACTCTCTTAGTCTGTACCTTTGTGGGAACATATCCATGTTATTTAGTTTAGTTACAAGACCTTCAATCCAAGATAAATCTAGTACACCATTACGAGTTATACTACCGACGTCTTGCATATACAAATAAGAGTAGCATGGATATTCATTCCTTACTACCATATCTATCTTACCTTCATAAGATAATTTTTTTAGTTCGTAGTACTGTAATACGTCTTCTCCAATCACCATATGTTTATCATAATGCATCATTTCTGCAGATCTCTTAGAAAAAAACACTAGTCGATTTAGGGTATTCATTTTATCACCGTAGTCGACAGCATACTCCTCAGACACTTTTCTATAGTGCAACCACTGTTGGGCAGTCTCTCGACTAATCCCATCTGCCACCATACGATCAATTTCATTTTCACTAACCTTGGGAGTATACCTGTGTGGACCCCTGTCTGTCAAGGAATGAGTGTGGTGAGCATTGTTCTTAGGAGAGATATAGAAGTGCTTTCTTTTGACGGTAAGGGAGTCTACCTGATTTCGAAACAAGTCGAAGAAATCTTCTTGGGGTGTTTGTACTGCCAGTTGATTTGCTAGACAGATCACGTCCGGTGTTTCCCCTATACCATTTGCTACTGTTCTGTATAGGTTCCTACCGTACGGTGTTATAATATCGTCCCCGTCCACGTGTACCATGTAATCATAGTCACTGGCAAGGAATATTTTTAAAACGGAGTTCTTTCCGGTGGACGGAGTACCATCGGAATCAGTGACATAGTGTTCTATGTTGTTACGTGCACAAAACTCCGCAGCCTCATCAACGTACTCTTTGTCGAGTGAGTTGATAACGACTACGGTCTCGTTTGTTTTTAAGAACGTGAATTGACGTTCCAGTGACCACAGAGGACCACTGGTGAGAATGTAGTACCGGAACATACCTTGTTGGTATTATTTATCTGGCTCTTTTGCTTTCTTCTGTGACTTGCCACCTGCAGCAAAAGTTTTTTTGATTGCGTCTTCTACACTGTCTTCGACTTTTTTGTCAGACTTCTTATGTTGCGCAATGACTTTCTTGTCGTGATCAGATGAGTGATCGTCATACTTTTCTGGAGTAAGTGCACCTTTCTTAGGATCAAGTGCTTCTTCGATAGCAGACCACATCTTTTCAAAATCAGAACGAAGGTCTAGACTCTCGATCTTAATCTTAGAGATCTCTGACTTCTTGTCAGCAGTCTTAGGGTTCTTCTTAACTGGATTCTCTTCATCATCCTTTGCATCGATTGCATCGTCCGTTGCGGCACGACGCTTGTGTAGGTATTCGTCAGAAGAATCTACATCACCGTCATTGTCGATATCCTTGTCCTTACGATCTTTGAACTTCTTGTCGTTCGCTTTGTCGTCTACTGGATCAAGTTTCTTTTCTGATACTTCGTGATAACCTTTGTCGTCGCAGTGGTCACATCCTTTGCCTTCACACTTAGGACATTCTTCTTGACCTTCTTTATACATCTTTTTGCCGCAACCTTCTTCGAGTTCGGCATTACGATCGGAGACCATTCCCAAATACGCCTCCATAATTTTAGTAATATCTGACATTATAGTCTCCGTTAATATTATGCGTCAAAAAACATTTTGACGACTACACCAGCAAAGATTGTTGCAGTTAGAGTAATGATGTACTGCATCACTTTCACAGTCTTTCCCTGTTCATTTACACTATCTTCGATATCGTCCATTCTTTGAGAGAAACGGTTCATACGTTCAAAGTGTTGCGAGTTTGCTTTCTCAATATTAATCAACTTCTCCTCTGCACGAGCTAGGTTGATCATTGCATCGGAAAGTTTGTCAATCTTGTCCTCGATTCTTGCGAGGCGTTGTTCTTCACGTTGCACATGCTCATGTAGAATATCTTTGTCTGTCATTTCGATCAGTCCATTAGATGTGTTGATTATATAAGTCGTTTATATGATCTAGTGGATCCTTGCGTTGACTTATGGGTTAATGCTTCTATTTATAACAAATCAATTGTCTATTTTGGATTGATTACCATGCCTTACACGACCAGTAACGTGCTTTCCACTTCGGGCCAGGGTCTGCACAATTGTGACGTGCCCTGAAACTTTTTCTACGAGCAGGGTTGTCTTTCTTAATCTCCATATTAGGGTCTCCAAATGAAACCTTCACGACATTACCCTTCTCGTTCTTTGTGTATACGTAGAACTTCTTAGAACCACCACGCACAGGTTTGTTCAAGGTAACAGTCTTACCCTGATACTCTGCTTCGGTTAGTTCTAACTCTTCGTCAAGAGACGCACATGCTTCACAACAACCTTCTTCTACGTATTGCTTGAATTTTTTCATTCTAGTTATCTTTAATAGAAATTTCGTCATTTTTAAAACGAGGGTTATTCTTACGGAATGCCTTTGCCGCATCCATCTTGTCTTTACCCATAACCCTCATATTAAGATCTTTTCCACGAGGACCGGCTTTATGGATAGTTACCATAAAGGCACCTTCTTCGATCGACTCGTTATACTTGCCCTTACCGTGTTTTGCAAGTAGTTCTTTTGCTTTTGCACGATCGTGAAATGCGAATGTGCGAGACTTTCCGTCTTTCTCATCTTTGACTACATAACCAGATCGAGTCATCTTAGTGATCTTACCCATTCTCTTTGAACCAGTACTATCATAGTAATCAAGTTCTAGACCTACTCTTGCCTCACTTTTAGATTCTGTGCCCATACCGTGCATTGCAAGGGTTCGGTAGTTCTCAGTAATAGGTTCGACCTCTTCACGCATGACACGACCACCCTTCACTTTGAATCCATTGTCTTTTAGGATTTTAATGAGAGTGGTCTTTACTGTCAAATCGTCTATATTTTTAAGTAGAGTAAGCATACCTTTCATTGCTTTGTCTTGTACATGTAAAGAGGAATTCATAAACATTACACGTGCGAATGCAGCTGCCTTCTCGAACTCGATTCCCAAATTCTTCTTCTTTAGAAGTTCCTTAGACATCTTTTCGAAATCGACTGCTTCGACCAAGTTAACCTCTTCTGCAACTAGTGACCCTTCCTTAGTGCCTTCTACAAGAGTCCCTTCAGTAATATCACTCGCATTACCATAGGACGATCTTCCTATGATAGCACGTAGGAAGTCATTTAGTTTGCCTTTGGTACCACTAATAGAGACATTATTCCCAGACTTTGTTGCCTTCAATCCGAATCGATTAGCAGAGGACATCACCTTATCTGACATTGTAGTCTTGATAGTTGCTTTTGCTTCACCAAGTTCAACCGACTCATTTGCTTGTTGAAGTGCAGATTGTACAGCCTTATGTTTAGACAAACCTTTCTTCATTTTTTCAATTTCACGAACCGCACCTGTCATATTACCACCCATTTTTTCGGCAGTTTTAATTGCTTTGACAAGCAAATTACGATCGGCAAGCTTGTTGTGAATCTCTCTATCAGAAAGTTTTGCTTCAACGGTTAGGTCTGATTTGTGGTAAGACATCGTTTTACCGTCTACTGAAACAATGTAATCACCTTTCTGATCACCTTTACCCGCTCCACGAACAGTCCCAGACTTGCCATCGGACGTCTTAACTTTTTGACCTATTTTAAGATGGTCTTCTCTTAATTCAAAAAAATCTTTCACTTTAACTTCCTCTTGATGCTCCTCGAAATACCTTCGTTCCGGCAACTGGGTTGACTGATTTAACTTTACTATTTATAGGGTTAAAATTAGTCCCGCCGTAGTTGTTATCGGTTGCCTGTTGCAGTCTTTCTTTCTTTGCCGCAGACATCTTCTTGTTACGTGGTTTCTTCGATTTGCTCATACAATGTCCTATGTTATGTAACAGTTTAACTCGTATCGACGGTTATCTAAGTTAGTTACTTGTACCGCCAATCTCTTATTCTTTTGACTAACCAACTTCAAGGTAAAACTATTAGTCTTACCATTAGATGGTTTCTTTGGTCCGGTTGCGACCTTATCGTCGATGTCGTTCTTGTCTACCTCAAAGCCTTTTTTCTTTGCAAATGCATATGAAGCTTGCATTGCATCTGAATATGTCTTGTGGTAGATAGGGTAATCGTTCTTACCTTCTACTGCATATCCCATCTTCTTCAGTTCTGCCTTAGAGAAAGATGGTGGTGGCTTACTGAAAAAGTCAGATGCCTTCTTAATCTTGTCTAATTTCTTCTGCGAACCAAGACCATGTTTTGCCGCACGTGCAGAAAGACGATCTTGTGCAGACCGCCTTGCTTCTCTTATTTCAGTAAATGTTTTCATTTCAGTCTAACTCGTTTTCTGAGTAATCGCCCAGTGATGCAGATGGTACGGTGAAGTTCTCTGTGTAGGCAACCTCTTTACTAATACGAATATCTGCAAGTGCACCTTTGTAGTAGTTACCTAGAGATCCAGCGTTTGCACTATCTGCATCCGCACCAATCAACAGAGAACAATCTGCGAAAGGTATAGTAAAGGCAACATTCTGACTGATCGCAACGGTTCCGTCCACATATAGTTTAAATGTGGTGCCGTCGTATGTCATTGCAATGTGATACCAAGGTCCATTATCTTGTAGATTTAATCCAAGCGAGTAACTAGGGTTTGCGCCCGATCCAGAAAGGGTTACATACTGCCCTTGTCCGCTTGGTGCACCATTATTATTACCAACAAGAATCAACTCATTAGAACCAGTAGATATAGAATTAATTGCGAATGGTATATCAACCGCCGAACCGTCATTAAAACGTTCTGGTCGCATCCAAAACTCTATTGTAAATGGATCTGTAGTAGAGGTGAATGAATCTAATGCTTCGTCTGCTCGGATATAGTCGCCATCACCATCGAAAGAGATCGACTTACCAGTACCGTATGGCGAAGAGTCTGCAACAGTCGTATTACCGAATACAGAAATAGACTCAACACTCTGCGACTCATCACGGATAGATGCATTGTTACCAGATAGTAGTAGTGACGTTCCTGCGACTGATGTTAGTGGTGCAACGTATGCGGGTAATTCCATTACAGGTTGTTCTGTCTCAGATTCCCAAAGAGGGGTGTCTAAATCATTAATGTTGTAGACAAAGTATTTGGTAGGACCGCCGGTGTTGGCCAAAGATCTATAGAATGATATTCGACCAGAACCGTCTTTGAAAAGATTAGGGTTTATTCCATATTTTTCAGAATATAAATTTCCCGTTTTTATAGTAGGGTTCGACAAGTTGGTTAATGAATATATGAAAAGTCTGCCGTTTTCTTGTAAACTAGCACCAGTATCACTGTACCCAGAATAGTTACCTTCACTTACTGCTAAGTGTGTGCTATTCAGGTCTATATTTCTACCATATTCGTCACCATATCCACCTCCGGTTAACTTTGTTGGAGTTGCAGAAAGATCCTGTGCATCGAACAAATATACTGCTCCGGTCTCAGGTTGATATCCTGGCGATGTATCCGCACCATATGCACCAATAGCAACGTGAGTATCGGTAACTTTTATTTCACTTCCGAATTTATCACCATACTCTACATCTGTACCATATAGATCAATTTCATATTGTTCTGTGGAAATATTCCACACATGAACTTTTCCTGACTCTGAATCTGCACCCGATGATTGAACACCACCTTGTTGGTCTATTCTTGCGTATTGACTACCAATGAACAAATGAGTAGAGTTACATGCAATATCAGAACCAAATCCATAATCAGCTACTTCAGATGAAGGTGCACTAATTGTAGTAGGTGCCGCAGATAGATCGGATAAATCATAAGCATATATTGTAGTCTTTCCAACAAATAACTTATCAGAGTTCATAGAAAGAACAGCAGCTGAACCAGAGCTAGGGTAGTCAACTACTGTAGGATCTGCACCTAAATCTTGTGTGTTATAAACGAAGACTTTATTATTCACAGTGTCACCAATTGCGAGGTACCTTCCATTTGGATCTGATGCAAATCTGGTACCAAAATAACTGCTAGTATTGGTGATAGTTGTAATAGGATCTGCATCGATATCAATTACAGATCGTAAAGAAATTGTTTTAGGATATCCACCACTGATGCTTCTTGTGATAAATTTACCTACTGGTGGTCCTACGTATGGTGGGTTGTTTGCGTCTACACCGGCAATTACTTGACCAGCCTGAAACACAGCACCCGCTAAAATTTGATTTGCCATTTTTGTTAAAAACCTCTATTTGAGTTTTATGCTAAGTCTTTGTCGTGGTTCAGGTTGCCTTTCTTCTTCTTAACGATGAAAGCATTAACCCTTGCCATTCCCCATTGTTGCGGTGTGGTTCCTGGCCGATGACCCGTCTTCCATGCCGCAACACCTCTATTATAAACCTTGCGAAGGGTGTCCGATGAGATACCTGACTTCTTCGCCTTCGCTGCGATACCGTCTGGACCTTCGTCCAGATCAATGCTATCATACATTGAGTATCGTTTTTCTTCAAGATAATTCTTAAAAGAAATCATGCTAATTTCCTTATCATACCTGCAAGTGCTTTAGTATCCATATCGAGATTAAACTTACGAATGGTATTTGCCGCATGGTATTCTAGTGAACGTTTGTCACCAGACTTCTCAAGTTCTTTCTTGATGTGCTTGGCAACCTTCGTATATTTATCACGATGAACAGATTTAGCATCTAACTTATTCATTAGATCAGTAACCCAGTTCTCTAAGATGTCAGTGCTTTCTGGTACACAATCTGGTACCATCTTGTCACCCTTCTTTTTCATGCCCACTTGCTTGTACCCATCCCAGCAATCTTCGTCGTACATATCCTTGAACGACTTGGTGTACTTGGATGGTTTAGTCTTTGCCGTCTTGTCTCCCGGTGCAGGTTTGTAAGCAGAGTCATCGTCGTCTGCCTTTTTACCGTGCTTTTTAAAATGTGCATCACGTTTGACCTTGGTAGACTTCTTCAGTCCAGCATGGTAACGAGCAGGTTGTGTGCCTTCACGATCTTTTATCTCCGAATCTTGTGTCTCGACAATCTCGACGGAGTCCAACCACTTGCGCATTTTCTTACCATCGTTTGTTTCTACGATAACGTAGTTAGCACCTAGAACGGATACAGTGGCCACCTCATCACTTTCCTTGATGGCTACTGTATCCCCTACCTCAAACAGAGATCCCGCAACATACTGTTCACGAGTCTCAGATACGGGTTTGAGTTCTAGGTGATTACGGAATTCCAATGCTTCTTTGAGTCCCATACCCTTACGTACATCATTAAAGAGTTTACGAGTCTCTTTGTCTGACATAGACTTAGGTACACCCTGAGAGAATGAGACGAAGTCGTTTTTCGATGCATTCTCACGTTGCTTTGAGGCAGACATGCCTTCTACACCTGCAGCATCCGGATCTCTCTTACCTGCGGATACTATCTTGATCGATTTGAAATTGTAGAAACCGTGTCTTGCCTTTTGTCCATTGTACTTGTTCAATAGAACTTCGAATTCTGTAATGCGGTCTTCTCCTACAACCATCGTTACTGCTCTGTAACCCTGATCATAGAGAACCACCATTGCGTTGATTGCGGTCTTTACCGACTTATCAACAACGATATTCCGTGCATGTTTCGGAAACATCTTACGGGTATGCTTTATTTTGTCAGTATACGATAGAGGATTCTTTTTTGCGTCTTGGGACTGTGATACAAAGACTTTGTAATCGGACTTTCCCGACTTGACTGCAAGTGAGTCCATAACCTTACCGTGACCTACGGTAGGCGGATTCATACGACCAAACGTGAAGTAAACCTCACGTTCCTCTTCAACTAGATACTGACTAAAATTCTTTATCACTTCTTGTCGTCACTCTTGTTGCGATTTCTCTTACGTTCGATTTCTTGCTTACGAACGGTCTTAATGAGTTTTCTCGACTGACGATCAATACGTGCTTGTATTTGAGGACTGGACAGTCTCTTCTCTAGTCCCTTCTTACGGGCAACAGAGAGTTCGTCCTTTGGCATGTCCTTCACAAGTTTTGCAGCCATGTTCTTCCGTGCCTGACGACGTGCTCTTTTCTTAAGAGTATCCATGTCTGCAAATTTTCTTTCGGCACGTTTACGTGCCATTTTAATCTTTGATTTATTTTTTCTCATTCTCTGAGCAAGTTTTCGACGTTGTGTTGCGTCGAGTGCTTCAGAAATAAAATTAATAAACGACAGCATTGCTGTTAACCTCTTATTGGTTTATCCCATATTATCTACGAGGTGAGTCCCACCCCTTTAATATATCAGATGAAAAGTTGTTGTATGAAAATTCCATACGGTCAACAAGTTTCACCGCATCACCACCAAGTGTGTCAATTGCCACGTATCCTTCCTCACCCGTTACCTTGTAACCGTCAGTGGTTTTGACGAAGGTGTCAATTGACTTAAGTTTGTCCAAACTATTTATAAGCTTTAATTTTGCAAGAACGATGAGACGTTGTAACTCAAACATTTTTTCCAAATTTGCCTTATTATCTGTGGAGAAGAACTTCATTTCTTCCGCATATTTCTGAATCCACGTATCTTTTCCACGTTGGGACTTCTTACTATCTATCTCTTTTTTATAGTATGCCTGACGGTGTGCTATAAGTCCTGCGACGTGCTTTTTCGAATTCGGGACCAATGCTCCCTTACGGACATAGGAGTTGTTATACGTCTCGATCGCACCAGCAAACTTAGAGTTATCTGCAACTGCCTTGAGTGTGGTTGATGCGGTTTGATTGAACAGACGACCGATCTGTGTGAGGATGCTATTGACCTCGTTGGTCTCTCTTTCTGACATGGTTGCCTTTGTAAGATCACGAAGCATTGCGTCCTGTGACCACACGTTTCGAGAACGTCTGAACTGAGATACATCCACACCGTATGATGCCTTCATGTTTTCAAAAGAATCTCCGGTGTAGGTCGTGTGCCATACGATACCGATTTTTGCCGCACGTAAGTCTGCGGCCTGTTCCCACGGTACTGCATAGGCAATTGTGTTTGGGTGAAAGACGACATACTTCTTACCGTCGATCTTTTTACCATCTAGGTCTGCACGACTGAACAGGAAGTCACCTTGGACGACACCCTTGATGCCTAACTCTGGTAGATATTTCAATGCATCCTTGAGTTTAGCATTCAGATCACCCGACGTGTCTGCGTCGATGTCTGCGTCAGTCTTGTAGACCTTTGGGTTCTTGTTGAAGATACCTTTCTTCGCAACGAAGAACTGTCCGTCACGTGGGTCTTTACCACAGAAGATAGCAGGAGCACCGTCCCACTTAACCGATACATTACCAGTGCTTTTACCTGCCAACATGTCACGCAGACCACGCAATGCATTGATTGCTTCACGGGTTCCATCAACTCCACCATAGAGAACCTTGTCCTCGATGTGAGTCATGTGAGTGTTCTTTTGTTCTGTGATGAAGTCTGCGAAGTCCATTACAGTCTCCAAGTGATTTTAGGATCGTTCTTCATTCTAGGTCTCATGCCCGTCAATCTTGACAGTGCACTAAAACTCTTAGAGATGATACGTTTGACCTTTGCCCAAATTTTCTTAACGACCGAAGAGAACACTCTCTTGATACCTCTTCCGATTCGTCCCATTAATCCTTCATGTAATACGTTGGACTCTAGGATTTCTTCGTCTAGTGCCTCAGTGACCAGTTGATCGTATTCTGCCATCACAGAGTCACTTAGCATGTCAGCACCTTTGCCTACACCCACTCGCATGTTGGAGTACGGTGTAGAACTTGATCCTGCTTTCTTAAAGTTGATCTGGAAGTTGACGTTTTTAGCATAAACAGAAATTAACTTGTCGTCAATCGGTTTGTATGATGCCTTGCCTGTATCCGGATCAAACACCATAATGTGAGACGCAACTGCCTTTTGGTCATCGAACTTGTTCTGTCCGGTCATCGACTCTTTAACGAGTGCCTTCTTTGCTTCAGTGCTCTCGAAAATAGATCGGACTGCGTCTTGCATTCCGGTATGACTTGCAATGGTTTCTCCCACTGCTTTCGTGATCTCGTTTTTTATACCGGCCTTGATGTCTCTCTTGATGTCAGTAGTGCTTTGACCTTTCTGCAATTTAATCTTAGTGAACTTGGTTTCGATGTCACCCTCTAGTGTTCTCCAAGTCTTCTCGAACTCAGCAGTCTTCATTCGATCCGGTAGTGCTTCCCAAACAAATGCCAGTGTTGCCAGAGACTCTGCCGCACCACCAGACATTAACTGCGACCCACCTGCCTTTTTCAAGGATATTCTTTGGTCACCGATGTACATATCGGTCTTAGGTGTACGTGTAGGTGATGGTGCAGACTTGCCTGTCGTATTAATGAAGTACTTGTCCCAAGCATCGGTTAGATTAGTCGAACCTGATCCGAAGTGCTCCATGACTCCGGTAGGACTTCGGAATGCACTGTCAACAAGTTGAAATCCGGTTTCAAGTGCTCCGTCCATCTTGCTCTTATATGATCCGGTGACTCCAGCAAGTTCCTTTGCTTTCTCTAGATCAACTCCCTTTGATCGCATGTTATAGCATACACAGATCACAACTTCCCATTCATCTCCCTTGATATCACCACCCGATGAATTGATAGACCCTTGACCCAAGTCAAGCATCCGTGCTGGTGGATTCTTATCAAAGTTGTCTTTTTTGTATTGATCCAAATCGAATGCTTTGATTCGAACCTTAACACCCCCCGTACCACGATTGAGTGCAAGTGGATATTCTACGTTAGGGTATTCTTTCTTGAGATGGTTGAATAATTTAAGTGCTTTGTCATTTCCGATAGCCGCATCGAACCCGTCAAGATCCTTTTCGTCCTTAACACCAAAATCATATCCTTCAGATATAAATTGCCTAAATTTTTTTTGCATTTTCACTCACCTTATGCTGGATAGTACTATTTATATGATATTTCATAGATAGGTTCCACAAAGTTGAGTTTCATGTTATCGACGATGCCGTGCTGTTGATCCTTTACACCTGACGGCCGTCTGCTCATCTTCATGCCATACATTCTAGGAATGTCGTACCTTTCTCTCATATCATCCTCTAACCTGTATCGTCTGTTCTTGATTACAGGGTCAACTATATTGACGAGGACAGTATCACAGAAGGTTAGCAGACTGTCAAGTACTGGGAAGTAAAAAGATTCTCTCCACATCTCATATTCACCATACCGTTTCCAAGACTGATTCTCTTCTCCGTCTTGTCCTGCAGCATATCGTTCAATTCCGAAATATGGTGGAGACGTGAACATGAGATCGTATCGATCTTCAACGATGCTATCCCAGTCCATATCTTCGGCCGGTGAGTTATAGATGCGTACCCGTTTGTTTCCCTTCACCTCAAACCAATCACCATGATCTTCGAAAGTGACATCGACAGGGAACAAGGGAGACTGTAGAAGATCTTCATAGGCAAGACACTGCTGTTTGTAGATCTCATACGACTGTGGGTTGGGGTCACAACCTAAGAAGTCTTCGGTGCATGATGAGGTATAGAATCCAGCAAGACGGTCACCCCATCCACAAGAAATGTCTACAACTCGTGCGGCATTGTGCTTCTCATAGATTGTTTTAGCAACAAGTGGTTTGAATTGAGTTGCTACGTATCCAGCAAGTCGGAATGCACCACGATACTTGTCTTCATCAATATCATAGTTTGCATTTTTATACGTTCTCCAGAAATACATAATCAGAGACCTGAAGTCCTTACTCATGGGATCTTCCCATATCTCTGCATTAGATCTCTTGGAGTGCCATCCACACGTGTAACGATTGTCGCAATGGAAATGATTACTGACATTATTCCACACATGAGATGCCGCAACCATATACTCAACGTCAACGACCTCATCAAACTTATTACGGACAGACCCTTTCTCAAAGTCCGTTTGTATTGCTTTGTTAGTATCAGATGCGGACAGACCATTGAATGCCTTTACCATTTCTTCAGTGGTAGGTCTCTTGATCGGAATCGGTGGTTTATGCGTGTTGATATAATCACGGATTGCGGGGAAAATGGTGTTGAAACCAGGATGTCTCTCATCACCAAACGCAAATTGCTTTTGAAGAGCTTGCCAATCATCAAACTTGAAGATTGGTATATTGTATTCGTTCTGAGATGCTTCGTGAATTATCTGATCTATATCAGAGTTGTTCGGCATTGTATTGTTGTATGGTCTCTCGTAAAGGTCGGACCCAATTGTCTCTATGTTCAATGAAGATTTGTGGTTCATGATTATCTACCGAAATAATGGTTACTAATTGTGTGATGGGTTGCCCAGTTCGTTCTTCCCACATTATAGCATATGCCGACTCCTGCATAAAGTAATTTTTGATCCAATCCAATCGTTTTGGTTTCATTGAAGTTTTAAAATCAATAATAGAGACCCTACCGTCAAACTCAGCAACACAATCGACGCGACCAGCAACTCCCAAATGCGTCGAATAGAGAGGGGCCTCTTGTGCATAAACTCTGCCAATACGAGTATCAAGAATGGGCTTAAGATCAGCAAAGCTACTGATAATATCTGGAGTATATCCATCTCTAAAATTCTCTTCATTGTTAATGTACTTCTCTATAATCTCATGGACTCTAGTACCACGAGACGAAGCACGATGAGAGATGCGATTTGCCTCTTCATTACCGACTCGTTTTCTCCATGCGGCAATTGAATCACGAGACAGTATAGACAACACTGTCGTGATAGAGGGCAGACTAGCACCTTCAGGGGTTTGATAATGACGACCACTGCTTTCAGTGACAGTGTTCATCTCCAATAAATTCACAGGTACATGTTCAAACATAAGACAATATTACCATAATATAATGGGGTTTGTCAACCCCCTAAAAAAAAAGAATCCCCATTGACACGGGACATAGAACGACACTTAGTATATGAAGCCGAATCTTTATTTACTGCTTGGCATTTCTACATGCACGGATTGAGAGATCGCAGTATTAAATAAGTTCTAGGTCTTCGTGTCTTGTCAACCGTATCAATGGGGAAACTGGTGGAGCGAGAGGGAATCGAACCCACGACCTTCTGGATGCAAACCAGACGCTCTCCCTACTGAGCTACCGCCCCCATATCGAGTATTTATACTTTAGTCACACCCAAGTTCTTGGCGTGACACTTCATCATTGTTGACAGGACAGTTGCCACTTGGTAACGACTCTGGCACATATCGCATCAACTCTGGATCATACAAACTGTTCTCAAGGAAAGCAACAAGATTTGTGATCTCATCTTCGGTCAAGTCTAACGGAGTGAACCGATAGTCAAGGTTATACGTTTCCACTTGTGGGTGTTGTGGAACCGCATCCACCTTGTATCGTACGACATCCTCTACACTAGAGAATGACGCACCGTGACCGAATACAGTAGTATCTATAAGATTATAAAGTGGTGGAACTTTAAATGCAAATCGTTCCATCTCATCACCAGTGAATCCACCACGACCCTCTCTAGTCGCATCGTTGACTTCACCGACTGTTTCTTCCCAGATATCTAAATCGTGGAAACCGACAGTCATAAACACTTCGTCTGCCATCGCACCAACGGGAGATGACAACGCAGGTCCGTTATGACACGCATAACAGTTACCCTTACCAAAGAACACTTCTGCACCAGAGACTTCAGATTCAGTCATCGCAGTTTCGTCACCTTTCAAGTATGCTTGGAAGGGTGCTTGGTTTGCAAGAATCGTGCGTTCGTATGCGGCAATTGCCAGTGCAGTTGCCTCTAACATATCGTCGGGTTCTGCGACACCGTACGCAGCTTCAAACATCTCACGATAAGTTTCGTTAGTGCGCAGGATAGAATCATCTGTGTCCCCCTGACGATGCACACCTAGACCCGCAACTGCTTGTGTCTCTAGACCAGCAAAGTTGCGTAGGTTTGCTTCTTTCGGAGTACCTTCTGTGAAGTGACGATCGGGATCAATACCAACATTGACATTACCCGCAATCACATTACCTAACTGACCATTCCACAACATCACTTCTTGGAATGCCGTGTTGAGTACAGTGGGTGTTGCAACAGGTTGTACATCGATGTCTTCAGGGTTAATACCTTCAGCGATCATGCGATGATCAAAACCGACACCACCTTCACCGATACCCTGACGAATACCAGACTTGAATCCGTTCTGTGCATTGTGACATGACGCACACGAGAAAGTACCTTCACTAGATTCGATGTCACCTTCCGTGATTCCTGTCTCGTGATAAATCAACTTGCCTAATGCGACCTTCTCTGCGGTGATCTCATTGCTGGGATCTTGCGGGATGTTGTCGAAGTCATCACTTGCGGGTAGGATGTATGCCTCGTAAGTACCTGTCGGTGACGTAGAGTCAAGTAACGTGAGTAGATTGTCACGTGCCTCGACTGCTGGATCAACAGGGGTTACGGTTGGGGGTGTTGTGACGGGGTCTGCCACGACGGAAGATGGGGCGTCAGTGCCACCACCGGAACATGCACTGATAAGTGCACTGGTTACTGCTACTGTTAGTAGACGTTGCATAATATAAGATTCCTCTCATTACTCTATTTCAAGTTTCGAGAAGAATTATACTATATTATGAGGGGTGTGTCAAGACCTTTTTGCTTTTGCTTTTTCGTCCGCAATCCACTTTTTTGCTTTCGGATTGTCTGGTGTCTTGTTAGTGAATTTTGTCGCATCACGGTATGCACGTAGGGTCTCTGCTTGGTAGTCCTTACCTTCTGAGTTATCGACTACTAGGAAATTGTTCTTACCAAACAACTGTTGGTAACGACCGATATTGCGTTGCACTTCTTTCCAATACTTAGTTGCTTCTACTTCACCGATAGTTCTCTTACGAGCGGCATCACGTTTGATCGCAGTGTCAAGATCAGTGTTCACAAAAACCATTGCGACATCATAACCCAACTTGATTAGTTGTCTTGCTTGAGTCACAATCTTGTCTGGGTCTTTACCTGTACCATCAATGACTAGACCTAAACGACCTTCGATGTAACGTGCCTGTCGTTTACCTGTAAGTGCCTTTGCCTTACCACGGATTTCCTGACCCTTCACCGAGAAGATGTTCTCTGGGTCCATCTCCATACCGGCCTTCTTCATGGCAGCTTCGAATGCATCGTCAGAGTTGACGACCTTATAACCCATAGAGGTCAAACCAGTTTTGCCGACGATGAATGACTTACCAGATCCCGGTCCACCTGCAAGGAAGATCGCCTTGAAGATTGCTGGATCGTTGACACCTTCGTCTAAGAATATTTTGAAAGATTTCATTGTAATACAGTCAGTTGATGATAGATGTATTTATTTATACAAAAATGGCGGTGGGCGTAGGATTCGAACCTACGGAACCTCTCGGTTCAACGGTTTTCAAGACCGCCGCTTTCGACCACTCAGCCAGCCCACCTAATTCTATGACTTGGGTTCTCTGTAGAACCTCTTTGATACAGCATCCCACAATTGTGGAGATATTTCATCAATCGATCGTCTTGGATGTGAATCTGCAAGATCTACAGTGTCTGGTTCACGCAACTCGTTAGGATACTCCGGTTCACCTCGTGTGTTCTGATACCGTTCAACCTGTTTTTGCAGTGCCTCAAAAGTTTGATTCAACTCTTTGATACTCTGTTGCATTCTTTCTAACTCTCGAATAAAACTCATACTATTCCTCATTATATGGCTGGGGTGGATGGATTCGAACCACCGAATGGTGGGATCAAAACCCACTGCCTTGCCACTTGGCGACACCCCAAAAAAAAACTCTCCAGCCTCCGGTACCACTCGTTCGTTGATTTGAGAGAGGAACGAGACTCTCTGCTCTTCTGGGCACCACTGATTCAGTTATTTGTATAGGGGAATCAGACCCTATAGTTCATCTTCACTGATATACCGATTGCGATATGTCATGATGAATGCACCTATACTTAGTAGAACAATACCACCTGCTTCGAAAAGGATAATCGAAGGATCAAACTCTTTACTCTGCAAGATGATCATACGACTCAGTGCAGTAGTCGCAATAATGATAGGTAGAGTTGCTGGAATACGGTGACTTCGATAGAAGATCGCAACCATGCCGACAACCTCTGCGTAGATGAATAGCAGCAGGAGATCAGTTAGTGCGACTGTCCGTGAAAGAATCAAAGTGTGAATCTCTTCACCAACAGCAAACACCGTTGCAAAAACGATCACACTCAGAATCAGTTTTTCAAACAGGTCAAAGAACCTTGTCATTATAAAATCCCCTTTCCGTTTGCTAACTCCCACGACCGTATGATATTACGGAGAATGACTGCCATCATGGAATTAAGATCCATGCTCTTCTGATTGAAATATTCTGACATCAATTCTTGAGCTTCAGCAATAGACAGATCTTCGACTCGAAGGACACCATACGTTTCGCATATATGCCATTCGAGATATGTCTGCAGTGAGTCTTGCACCACCTTTGCCATCTCATCTGCTCTTGGCATTTTATAACTCATACATAAACCTCTCTGCTACAATTTCCACATACCCAGTATGTGTAAGGTTAGTTGGGATGCCAAAGATCTCGCAATATTTTTCACATGCTTCAACTCGGGTAGAAGCAGATATTAGACCTAAAAACTCCCCGTTAATATAAATCTTCCAAAGACCTGTCATGCCTTCTTTGCGAAGATATCATCAAACAAAAGTCCGGAATACTTACTTGCACTTCCACTGTGAGTATTGTACCACCGTTCTCTCGCACCGTATTCTGTCAATGAATAGGTGAGACCTACTTGCATACCTTTGTAAAAAATCTTCCACTCATGTATCATAACAGTTCCTCAATTAGTAGAGCAGTTTTTCACATACTCAGGTGACGGGCGTAACGACCAGAGTGAGTTTACAGTCATCTCAGGACTATGGAGTGTAACGTTAATCGAGAGTTATTTCCTCTCTTTTCACTTTAGTGGGTTGTCGTAACCCAAGGGAAGTTTCGAGAATCTCGATCTCCTTGTCCTTACGTTTCTGCCACTGTGCTTCGGTACGTCCGTTCTTTTCAAAGAACTTTGACGACTGAAGACGTTCAAGTGCACCTTCACGTCGGTGCTTCACTGCATGCTTTCCTCGCATATCATTCCTCTTCTTTTGGTGTCTCTTCATAGAGAACACACCACGTTTGAACTTTTTCTTCGTCAGCACACATTATCGTGCCATAATAAGGTATACATCTTTCTTGAACTATCACCCTAGATTTCCAATCTAGACATATTCTTTCGTCTTCATTGGCAACAATGATACTACAACCCACTACTAATGTCAATACTGCAAAAACAAGAAATCTCATAATTTTCTCTCAAAAGTTGGCGGAGCGGACGGGACTCGAACCCGCGACCCCCTGCGTGACAGGCAGGTATTCTAACCAACTGAACTACCGCTCCTAATAAGGTTTGAGGCCTTCTTTGCCTCGATGGTATCTCCCCCATATGCAGTGTGCAACTTCGTGTCCAATCAACTCAGGTTCCCACTGCCACTCGGGATCCTTTATGTACACGGTGCACTCGCCGGTCTCAGGAATCCAGAGAGTAAACGCACTCACTGTGTCCCATTGTATTCCCAGATTTCGTCGTCTGGCTGAGTTATATTCGGCTTCGTTTTTGAGTAAAACAAAATTAACCTTCGGATGTAGGTTCTCGTATTCCTTTTCTAGGAACTTATAATCGTCCGTACCATAACGGTACACATTGGTGACACCAGATGATGCACATCCGGTGATGAATAGACTAATCGCTATCGTGAACGTGTAGTTGAATAAGCGCATAATGAAGTACCTTTAGTAAGTCTTTACGTGCATCGTCACGAGTTCCCTTCTTTCCGTAACGTTGTGCATATTTTAAAACATTACCGATACAGAATCCTGTACCGTGCCCCCCATCAATAATAAATTCGGTTGCCTGAAACTTTTCTTTGGCATAGTGTTGGTTATATGTAGAGTCGATATAACTCGCAAATTCTGAGATCAACTTATCCTCGTTGAACTTGTAGTCGATCTTTACCTTCTTTGTCATCACTTATTCCTAAAACGTGTTTCGCATAGTCTAAATCATTTTGCAACCACTGAGGTAATCGTTTATGGTCACGGTATGTGTAGTAAACCCAAGTTGCTATATGAGTTTTACGGTTCATTCTACCACTCTCGCAGTATGGTTGTCAAGATCATAAACCCAGAAACCGTGTTCAACATAATGAGTGCACGGTCTTTCCAGATAACTGATACCCAAGTCCATAGTATAATACCTGCGAAGCCGATCGTCAAGTCATACATGCGAAACTCTGGTCCTGCAGAACGCATTGCCAAAGAAGCAAGAATAAGAATTGATGCTGTCCACTTCAGGTACCAATCGAAGTTCTCGGGCCACCACTCTCTATCTGGTTTATTGCGACCGTCTGCTCTAACCATCGGGTCACCACGTCCTGTCTTAGGCATAACTCAACTCACTTGATCATAATATTGGTGCGAAAGGAGAGACTCGAACTCTCACGCCTTGCGGCACTGGTACCTAAAACCAGCGTGTCTACCAATTCCACCACTCTCGCAAAATGGCTGGCACGGCAGGGCTCGAACCTGCGACCGGATGATTAACAGTCATCAGCTCTACCAACTGAGCTACGTGCCAAAAACTTATATATACTATTACAGTAATAAAACTGTAACATTATAACTTTGCCGTGAGGCAACAAAAGTCGTCGTGAGACGACAGGAGAAAGCAAATGAAACTAGTACTAACCTTATTGCTGTTGGTAGCAACACCAGTGGCACTTGCAAACTCAGTCACTATCTGTAAAGATGATAAACTACTTATATCGTCTGATAGTGTGCATATTATATCAAAAGATCACGAGACTGTCAAGTTATTCCACAACTGTGATCTAAAACTTTCACCTGACTCAAAAGTCGTGGTGAAGAATAACAGTCGTCGAATCGTTGAAGAATCCATGATCGCTATCATTGTTGACAAGGAAAGGAACTACTGCGAAGTACAGCAGATCCTTTCTTAATTATCATGCCACCTCTTCTGCTTGTGGAATTGCGTTGCGCAGATACCCAAGTAGGTTTTCAGGGGTGGTCATCTCATACGGATCATCATCCGCATTATCTCGGATACTTGCTTCACGGAACAATGCCTCGATCACACCATCGGTGACGACCATCGCATAACGCCAAGAACGGTGTCCGAATCCTAGATTGTCTTTATCAACAAGCATTCCCATCGCACGTGTGAAGTGACCAGATCCGTCCGGAATCACTTTGACTCGTTTAAGTTCTTGTTGTCGTGCCCATGCGTTCATCACGAATGAATCGTTGACCGACATACAGTAGATGTCATCAATACCTAAATCAACAAACTGATCAAACTTCTCTTCGAATGTTGGTAACTGCATTGTAGAGCAGGTTGGTGTGAATGCGCCTGGAAGTGAGAAGATTACAACACGACGACCTGCAGTATAGTCTGCCATCGTAGTCTCTTCCCATCGATATGGATTAGGTCCATCAATACTTTCATCACGTACTCGTGTCTGAAATGTTGCTTCGGGTAACGTGTCACCTACTTTCACTCCGGTGATTTTCATCCACCGATCATCATTATCCGTCATTAATCCTCCATCTCCGACAAATCTATGACCCCTTCATGAAGCCACTTTTCTTCAAGTTGAGTCAACCTTTCATTCTCATACTGTCTTGCTTCAATCTCATCGGGATGATCCTGATATCCTTTCGTAAGATTTAACCAGACATATCGTACATAGAACTTGATTATACCCATTCGTTTGATCTGGTAACAGTGCTGTAACTCGTGTCGATATAACTTCACAAGTGAACGACGTGTCATCATTTCTGACTGTGCAATCTCACCTGTCACATAGACTTTAGGTCGCATGATAACATACGGCCACAATACAACACCACGAAAACGAGACTTCCAAGGGAATATTGACTCGTTCTCCTTTCTGTACACTATTTTAAACTTCATTACGTTTCACCCACAAATGACCATTCTTTTCAGCATCTCTGAATAATGCGACGGTGATAAAGAATGCACCAAGTACCAGAAGATGACCTCCCGCACTGTAGATACCATACATGTATGTGTATCCTGCCCAGAAGGTGAACACTACCGACCACATTACCGACAAGTAGAACATGAGAATAAACTGTACAAGTTCATTCGGTATGTGACGCAGTGGATTAATCTTCAAATTAAAAAAGAAATTGTATAGGTCGTAAATTGCGAATCCAATTTTCTTAATCACGTTCACTTTGTTTCTCCCACCTTTTTAGTGTATCTTTATGTATAGACTTGTGCGAGTAGTACATCGTGATACCACCGAACACCATAGGACACAGAAAGACTGCGAGGAGTCCTAACATTCCTATACTCATTTATAAAACTTTCCGTGCAGTGTTCCCATTATTCTATGATGAACAACTTCTCCACCTTCAGTGTCTTCTGTGGCACCGCACCAAGAACACTCTTCATCCTTACCGACCCAGACATCCCCTTCAAACATGCAACTATGATTCCATACTATAGTTGACATATTTTGCCAAAAGCAATCGTTAAAGGTCTTGTCCCAAACTTCGTTACCTGTTCTTGAAATAGGTGATTCTGCTATATCCATCATTACACTCTCTTCAAAAGGGCAACACTGTTGTTGCCATCCTTAGAATCATAATCGAACACCTTCACCATTTCATAGGGGAAGTCGTCCTTGCTTAAAAAATGCTCGGTCAGTTCAATGACAACCCTGAACCACTTGGGGTGGTGATCATCAACCAAGATATACGGCACTGCCGCATGGTTGCACAGATTCAAGTCTGAACTGATTCCTTGTACACTATGGTCTCCGTCAACAAACACTGCATCATATCCTTTCATCGATTGCGCAATAATCATACGAGAATTAACTTCTTGATAAGCAAACCTGTCACCGAATATCTCTTTCAGTTTATCAGCATTGATAGCACTATACTTGTGCATACCAATATCTACAGAATGATACACTACTTCAGGTAAGATTGTCAATGACATATAGGCACTATGTCCAGCATTAAATCCTATCTCAAAGACCTTAGATGGTTTTATGATGTCATAGATCTCTGTAAATGTGTCCACTGTCCTTGTGGTTGTTTGTAGATGACCTTCGACCTTCTTTAGTCCTTCGGTTAAAAAGGATGTATCGATCATCTATCAGCAGACCTTTGTACAAAATCCTCGTGACGAAAACCACGAGAGTATAACTCATTGCGCATCTTGTGTTTGTAGCGTTTATTGTTAGTGGCAAAAAACTCATTCCACAATTGAGTATTATCCAACATGTGCATGTAGTAATGCTGATTTGGTGTTCTCTTCAATCTACTCTTAGAGACTGAACTTGGTTTGTACTTAGTCGGCATCAATTATCCCTCGTTTTCTAAATCCCAAACACATTTGTTTGGGGGTGCCTTAAAATTGATCTTCTTCGGTTGACCCTGCCATAGCAGCGGTAGAAGAAGAACCCAGAGTTGTCGTAATCGCATCAAAGTATCCGACTCCAACCTCTCTTTGGTGTTTTGCTCCTGTGTATCCACGTGCCTCTGCATCGAACTCTGCCTCCTGTAATAAACTGTAAGCATACATCCCCTCATCTTTGTATCGGTTTGCGAAATCAAAGATTGCATAGTTAGTCTGGTGAAACCCAGCAAGTGTGATAAACTGGAACTTAAATCCCATGCGACCTAGTTCTCTCTGGAACTCTTTTAGTTCTTGATCGCCTGGAATTGACTTGCGCCAGTTGAATGATGGTGAGCAGTTGTATGCCAACATTGCGTCTGGCACTGCTCCTTTGACTGCGTCAGCAAATCGTTTCGCATCCTTCAAGCATGGTGTCGATGTTTCGCACCACACGAGGTCTGCGTATTCTGCGTATGCCTGACCACGCACACAACCGAACTCTAGTCCCTTGCCCTCTTCGAGCATGTAGAATCCTTCCTGTGTGCGACATTGAATAGAACCACCCGAACCTTGGGCGACTCTCTTGATGAATGGTCTGTCGATGTCTGAGATGTTGCTGGAGATTAACTTAGCAGACTCAGCATCGGTACGAGCAATAACGACTGTATCAGTGCCAGCAACGTCACTAGCAAGGCGAGCGGCATTAAGGTTGCGTAGAGCTTGACTAGTCGGTATGAGAACCTTTCCTCCCAAGTGTCCGCACTTCTTTTCGGCAGCCACTTGGTCCTCATAGTGAATACCTGCAGCACCTGCTTCGATAAGGTTTCTTGCAAGTTCATACGCATTTAGAACTCCTCCGAATCCTGCTTCAGCATCGGCAATAATAGGGGCAAATTCAAACCCGTTTCCAGTTTCCAGATATTCGATTTGGTCTTGTCGTCTAAATGCATTATTGATAGACCGGACAACATTAGGCACACTATCAACAGCATAGAGAGACTGATCTGGGTATACCTCGTTGTGGGAGTTGGCTGATGCGGCAACTTGCCATCCTGAGAGGTAGATTGCTTTGAGTCCTGCCTTGACGTGTTGGACTGCCTGTTGTCCATTATATGCTCCAAATGTATTAATGTACTCATTTTCTTCAAACAGTTGACGTAACTTAGTCGCACCCATCTTTGCAAGGGTGTGGTCAATCTGTACGGTTCCTTGAAGACGACGAACGTCTTCGGGTGAATAATCTCTTTTTTTCATAACAAATCTCAAGTTTTGTAGTGGTATCCCGTAGGGGGTTCGAACCCCTGTTCCCGCCGTGAAAGGGCGGTGTCCTAGACCACTAGACGAACGGGACTCAATCGTTCATTATATAGGATTGTATTAACCTCTAATCTGTTCGACTAGAATCACAATCTTACCCTTTTCCCCTTCAACAAATATTGCAACATCTGACGCCTCAACGTGGACACTATCATCTAAGAACCCACTGCGTACTTCTAATATAGCTTTTTCAATTGCCGTTTCAGGACACTTGTATACCCCAACGATTAATCCTATTGGGTCCATAATAATGTATACATTACCAAGATCAACTGCCCCATCACGAAAATATGTTGACGGATATGTTAATCCTTCCATTGCCCTTTACCTCTTTACCTCTTTAAATGTTTATTATATCATATATCAAAGTAGTAGACAACCGTTAGAGCATCTCTGTTTCTAAATCTTAGGACAAAATCTGTACGATCCTCTATATGTACAATGACTTTTCTTGTCCTCAGAATCGATCGTTTCTCTTTGTACGACTCCTCAAATATTTGCTCGGCAATCTCTTGTTCCTTGCTTTTAATGAGAACAAGTTCTTCCGGAGCACTAGTATTTAGTGAAAGGGAAATTACTAAATCCAACATTAACGGGTCTCCAAGTAAAATAGATGATTTCCAATACGTCCGATGTAGTCCATAGACTTGTTCCAGTTAGGACTGACATAGTCGGTGTGGTAGTGGGTAGCACTCTCCGTGAGACCACGGAACTGCGCCTTGTGTAGGATGTTGACTGCGACGGTAATCGATCGCAACCATGAGTCAACCTCAGTGGGATGATCCGACCTACCGTCGCAGTACCAACTGAACTGACACTTGTCCCGAATTGGGACTCCTTCCCAAGTCTTTGCCTGAAACACAACCCCACAGATGCTGTCTGGGTAGAGTCGAGACTCTACACGGTTGAGAACAACGTCCGCAACCGCATATTGTCCTGCAAGACTCTCAGACCGTGCCTCGTGATAAACATTCATCGCAAGGCATTCTATTTCAGTTTTTGCTTTCTCTTCCTGTGCGTAAGCATACGACGTTATAGCAACTAGGAAAGCAATCGACACGTAACGTAACATTACAGTGTTCTACGCAGATACAGCTTCAGTTTGTTAAGTTGTTTGACACGAGACGGCCGTGGATTTTCTCCATACTTGCTCATGAGTCTTGCGTACTCTTCTGCTAGCCTAGACTGATACGTCATTATAAATTTCCTCTTCAGTGTACATAAATGGGAATGCCTTCTGAACCATCTCTGGTTTAGAGCAGAAGTAGTTCCTGACTATCATCATAGAACGACGCAGTTCAGTATCCATATCGAGATCTTTGTCTGTGGATAGTACGTGATCTATTTCTTCAATTATGATACGATCGAACTGATCGTCATCTACGAATACATCTATGTAGGGCATCTTATTGTCACATCCTTTTTTGATTAAGATGGGACTATTATACTACAAAAAAAAGGGGGATGTCAATCCCCCTTCTGTTATGCTTAGTCCTTATAGAACTCAGCAATCATTTCTGTAACAACATCCAATGGGATCATGTTTCCTTGTCGGACAGATCTAAACTTTTCTTTATCTATAGACTGAAAGAACTTTTCGATCTTAGAAGATTGGTTATACACCCCTATAATCTCATCGTTTTTATGAAATGGACTGGTGTCATGTTTCAGAATAAACCCGTCTTCATACTCTTTCATCTGCTTAATAAATTTCTTACAGACCGACAGAAAAGAACCTATTTCATTTCTTGGATCTAAAACTTTACTGTATAGTAATATGCAATTTTTGATATGCTTTGCAGAGACATCTGATCGATTAGTATTGTACTCTTTATCGGCATCAATAGACATAGTAGAAAACACTCTAGGCACTTTATCAAAATCAGTCACAGAAAAAACCTTGTGCTTCCTATCGGCAGTATCTTCATATCTACTTCCATGCTTTTTTCTAAGAATCTCAAGAAGAATATCACCACCGTCAATGGTTTCAAGTGTCTCTTCTCCAACTGCAGCTAGAAGCTTATGTCGCAGTTCATTGATCCTTGCGTGTTTTGTCTTGTACTTGTTGCATGTAATTTGATTGAATTCCTCGGTGCATCTGTCTAACCATTCGTTTCTCTTATCATCGTTTTTAGCAAACAGATCCCTATCATATCTAAGGTTTTTATCTTTACCTTCCTTGATAGATAAGACAAGTGCCTTTTCAGCATCTTCAAAAGTTGCTGGACTTGATCCATTCACTTCTAAAGAATTTACGTATACTCCTGCTCGTACTATCGATGCAACAGTACACCCCTCACCCATCTTAAATTCATGAACTATTCGATTCTCTAGTTCGAAATGGTTCGTTAAGATTGAGTGAGTAGTATTACCACTAAACACAAGAACAATATCACCATTTTCGTCAACAACAACATGTTGTTGCTTACAACGGAGATCTACTCCTCTATCGATCATGATAGCAGTTAATTCATTTAAGTTCTTTGCACTGCTAACTCTCATTTCTTGAGTAAGCAATTTGGTGTCACTTACACTTAGATCTTCTTTAGGTCGTAGTGAGACTTGATGATACACTAAACCATATCTTGATAAATCAACGGTTTGCTCAGGTTGAGTTCTCTCATTCCACGCACTGACGTGTTGTGCTAAATCATTAAGGGTAAAAGATGGAGTGGTTTTTGAAATAAACCATCCGGATGGTGTTGATGATTGCTCTGTTATATCAACAGGCTTTTTTAAAGCTAGAATTGCCACAATTTCTCCTTGACACTGCTAGGTGGTGTCTAAGTCGGTTAATAATAAATGACAAAGGACTAACTACTTGTAGTCTCGATGTCATTTTTATATAGTATCAAATTATCGGACTGCCTGTCAAGCCCTTACCCGAAAAAATCTTCCAAAGATGCAACAGGTTCAGCAGTCCACCCGACTGCATCAAGAATCGGTTCTAGTGGATCTAAGAATGTCTTGTCAAACATGGTGTCGTAATCAATGTATTGATGCAGACCCAACTCCTCCGGAAGATTGAGTGGGTATGAAACTACGTTCTCACCCAAACGGTTTGGCATTTTGAGATAAACAAACTTGATCTTCTCTCCGGTCTTGACCGACTCATATCGTGCAGTCAGACCTTTCTCTGTGATTGCATTGTTGTAGCACAGAGCACCTCTCACGTGGATGGGTGTACCCTTCTTGTATACCGTATCCCGATCCTTCCATTTGGTAAGATTAGACACACCACGTGGGAACGAGACCTCTTCGGGGGGCAAAGACCTAAAGTCTGACCGAAACTTCCGGATGAACGACTGAGTGTCATTCTCCGTTCCCTCAATAATCACATGAAAGATCTCTTTGAATCTGTCACGAACTACCTGTGGAGTGGACGACTTGATTGCCTCGATGCCCATCATCTTCAGTTTGGGCTGTGCGTACTGGACACCCTCGTTGTTGTGGACGTTGAGGATGTATCGTTTCTTTGCCATCCAAATACCACGGTCTGCAATAACCTCACGTCCCATTTCCATACGGTTGACATACGCACCCGTGGACTCTCCCATCTTGGCATATGCCTTACGCAGTACCTTCTCAAAATGTTCGGAGCAAATCTTGTCTAAGAACTTGACAGGATTGTTTGGTTGAAACTTATCAACCAGATCACCCATGCGGATATACACGGAGTCAGTATCGATTGCGACGACATAGTCCTCATCTGTTTTGAGAACATCTTGCATCGCACCATTCACTGCACGTTCTGCCCACTTAATTGCCAACTGACCTGCCATTGTAATCGATTCAGCAACACGTTGATCGAAGTATCGGAAGTACTTGTTGCCCAGTGCACCATAGAGTGAGTTCATCAAGATCTTGATTGCCATCTGCTGATTGTTGAGTGCAGTGATCTTGTACTGCAGAGACTTGCTTGGTGTCGTCTGGTATTCCTGTTGCAGTTCGAGCATCTTGTCTTTGATGATACGTCGGTCTGCGTAGTACTGTTCAATGATTGTTGGGATCACACCCTTGCGGTCGTGTGTAAATCGTACACCCGTAGGTGCAAGAGAATATCCACCTTCGTTGATACTCTTACCGTCTAAGAATGCTTCAACACTGGCAGACATATCTAGTCCATCCATAACAGTCTCTGGGGACATATTGTATTGAACAATGATATTGGGGTAGAGAGAATTCAAGTCAAACGAGCACACCCAATCATGAGACCCGACCTGTGGTTCTTTGACATATCCACCAGGATAAGGAGTCTTAGGTTTCTCCACTTTGGGTGGCACTGCAATCTTATGCTTGTTCAGAAGTCGATAGATGATCGAATCCCAAATGTTTGTGGTCCCCAAGGTATCTCCGTAGTTCACTCCACCACGATAGGCCATGGTAAGTACCAAGGTAATCAGATCAAGTTTCTCATCGAGTTTATAAACCAGTTCCACGTCCTTGATGTTATAGTCAATAAATTTCTGGTAGTCCTCTTTGTAGAGAGTGTGTAGATTGCCGTGCTCTTCGTACGAGAGTTTTCTCTCACCAAGTTCGACATGTGCAATGTGGTCGAGTCGATAAGATTCTTGCTGAGAATAAGTGAACTTCTTGTAGACTTCAAGGTAGTCGATAGACTCGACACCCTCGATGATGTAGTACTGCTGATCACGATTGTTGATTCTCTGCTTCCGATCTCTCACTGCACCCCAAGGGGAGAGACGTTTTAGTAACGTGTCATCACCTAACAACTTGACGCATCGGTTGCAGATATAGGGAATATCGAAGAACCGTGTGTTCCAACCCGTAACGACATCCGGTGAATAAGTGACCCAATGGTCGACAAACTTACGCAGTAGGTCGATCTCATTGTCGCACTTGATGAAGAGCACGTCCTCACGTGTCGGGGTGTAATCGTTGAGTCCCCACACCCAATAGTTACCGTCATTCTTACGTATGGCAATCGAGATAATCGGATGTTCTGCTCGTTCAGGTTCTGGAAATCCAGAGTCAGATGCCACCTCGATATCGATGTTCATCACACGGACTTGATTTCGGTCAAACTGGATATCGTTGGGATACTCTTCGGCAATGAACTGTGTAACGTAATTCGTATTGCCATAGACGGTATAGTTAGAGACCCCACTGTACAACTTCACGTGATCTGCAGCGTCAGTCATAGAGTCGAACTGCATCTCCACCACGGACTGTCCGGTGAGGGTTTTCCACGGGGACGGACTGTCCCCTTGAATGTAGAGTTTGGGTTTGAAGGGGATACGCAACTTGACTTGCTGTCCGTTGTCATATCCACGATATAGGATGGTGTTGCCCATCCGGAGCACTGAGGTATAGAATCTATTCATGGTGCCTATTATACAGAGTGGGGACGTGTCTGTCAATAGTTATAGTTCACCTTGCTCCATTTTTGCGAATGTGCTGAAAAGGAAATCTGCAAATACTAACTGAGTTTTTTCACCGGGATGACCATGCTCTTTCTTATCGTTTAGGTCAAGACATAACGAGTAGAGATCTTGACCAAAGTTCCAACCCACTTTACTTGTAGGTTTGAGATCAGTCAGTGCATCCTTAACCCATTGAGACCATTCTGGGATTCGTTTTATTGATGAGTCGAATGGTAAATCACCGTCGGGTAGTGGTGCATCTGTCAAGATAGCCATTAAGTTGTCCTTATTCCTTATATGGAACCAACCTTGTATCAGACGAATCCCTTTTGCTTCACATAGAAGTTCTAGGGTTTTCTGTTTGGTAAGAGTATGCATTATATCTGTGTGTGTTGTATACACAAGATTATACCAATCCATAAGAATTTCTCGACGGAGTCTATTCTGAATCAGATCACATCTCAGATGAGAGTATTGAGTCACATTCTGTTGACGACCAATCTTCAAGGATTCTTCTTCAGGGACATACTCGACCAACTCGTTTCTCTGCCATGCCGACCACATAACGACCATGTGAGTGATCGGAGTTTCATGTCTAGGAGAGTGAAGATAATCCGTAACCTCACGAAAAATCTTATCGTTACATGCACCGCATACACCTAGATTCACATAATCCATACCTTTCTTTTTTGCGAGTATGTCTGTGAATGTATGCTTTTGATGACTAGGTGGGGTTGTATCAAATCCTTCCAGTTCGTCTCCCCAGACGAAACTGCATCCTGCTGTCAGCAACATTAGTTCTTCTCTTTATAATCTTTGATAGCAGCTTTGATCGCATCCTCTGCGAGTACACTGCAATGGATTTTTACGGGTGGTAGTGCGAGTTCTTTGGCGATGTCTGTATTACGGATATTCCCTGCGTCTTCGATATTTTTACCTTTGACCCATTCGGTGAGTAGAGAACTAGAAGCAATAGCACTACCACAACCATAAGTTTTGAATTTCGCATCTTCAATTATTCCATCGTCACCGACAAGGATTTGGAGTTGCATAACGTCACCACACGCCGGAGCGCCGACCATTCCAGTTCCGACTTTGTCGTCTTCCTTGTCCATCTTACCCACGTTGCGTGGGTTCTCGTAGTGGTCTAAAACCTTGTCAGAATACATTATTCAATCACCTATGAATTGTGGCAACTCTATAGCCAGACTGTTGTGCAAGTCTCACTATTTCGTCGTCCGATAAATAAAAGTCATCCTTAATAACAAGGTTGAGGGTTTTCTTATCAAGGTCAACATAGATCGCTGACACTTCATCGCGTTTCGCAAAAACCTTGTTCATAGCAGTTGCGCAGAAGTCACAGACCACACCCAACACCTCTACAACAACAGGTGATCCACCGTTTTCGAGAGCAGTATGAATTTCAGCAGTATGAGTGATATCGATATGATCGTTAAACGTATCACTCGCAAATGTTGATAGTGATAAAAATGATAAAAAAAGTGTAACTAAATTTTTCATATAACTACTCTGTCTCAATGTCTTCAATCAACATGTCACGCATGGCACGTGCCTGCGCATCTTCTGGATTATTTATACTGCCACCGTTTACAAACTTGTATGCTAGGGTAATACGTTGACACTCTGTGTATG